CTCGGTTCGCCAGCCGAGGCCGTAGAGCTCGGCGAGCTTCTCCGCGCCCGGCTTGTAGAGCGTGAGCTTCTTCGTGCCGGGGATGATCCCGTAGTCGAGCCCGTCGCGAACGACCTTCACGTGCTCCGTGCCGTCGTTCCACGTCTCGACCCCAGTCTGCGGGCCGTCCATGCACTCCTTCACGAAGGCTTGGAGTCGCTGGAAGCGCTCGATCGCCTCCTTCGGCGAGATGCGCATCACGAGTCCGTCGTAGGCCGGGCTCGGCGAAGACAGGGTCGCGACGGCCGTCGTGCCGTTCGCGTCGGTGAGGGGATCTTGCGCAGTCATGGTTCGGTTCCGGTCCTTTCGTTCTCGTTCGCGGCGCTCGCCGCCTTCTCGTCCTCGTTCACGATCGCCTCGAGGCGCCGCAGGACGCAGCGCCACGACTCGCGCGTCTCGCCCGCCCACACGCAGCGGTCGAAGACGTTGCTCGCGAGCGTGTGCAGGACCTCGATCGCGTACGTGCGTGCCGGGACGGCGCCGAGCTGCTCGACGAGGAGCGCGGCCTGCGTCGCCGGCACGTACGTGTCCGATGGCTGCTGCCGGAAGCGCGCCGCCGCGAGCGACGCCATGCACGCCGCGCGGACGGGCCGATCGGCTAGGCGCTGCTCGAGGAGATCGCGCGGATAGGCTCGGTTGGTCATCGACCGTCTCCCTTCGCGGCGGAGTCGGCGGCGGAAGCCGGTTGAAGGTTGGCGCGAGCATGGTTGCCGCGGCATCCGTCATCCGCCGCCGACTTCGGCGCGTCTTTGAGGAGCTCGTCGACGCGGCGGTTCGCCCGTCGCTCTTCACGACGCCACCGCAGATACGCGCGCGCGTGGCGCGAAAGGATCGCCCGCTGTTCGCCTATCCACCTAACGCAGTCCGCGCGACGCGCCGGCAGCGTCGTCTCGGCGAACCACGTCTCGTAATACGCGACGTAGCCGCGCGCGTTGCGGGCCGCATCGAGGTCGCCCTGCGCGAGCCGCGCGTACGTGCCCGGGCCTTGCTCGACGCGGAGACGGCCGGAGGCGATGAACCCTCGGATCGCTTCCGCGCGCTCGAAAGGGATCGCGATCGGCGCGGGAGCCGATCCGATCGTGCCGTAGTGGCGGCGGGTCACGCGGCCTCCGAGTCGCGACACGTCGGACAGCGCGCGATGTCACAATCCTTGATCTCGGTGACACGCTCGCTGTCGGGCAGCACGAGCTCTCGCGCGGCGTCGACGGCGTCCTCCCACGTGAGACACGCCGACGTGCACTCGACCTCGTGACGCATAGGATCGTCCGTGACGATCGCCGCGACGAAGCCGGTGCCGGTCGCGTGGACTTCGATGACGACGGGGAGCTTCACGGGTCACCTCCGGCGGCGATCACTTCACGCCCGACGCATCGCCCGACGCATTCGGCTTCGAGCTGCTCGATTCGAGCCTCAAGCATGCCGTTCGCGGTGCGGAGATCGATCACGGCCTGCGCGAGCGCTTCGAGCTCGGGGCACGTGAGGCCGCCCATGCGCGCGACGCCCTTGCAGGACGCGCCGAGGAGCTTTCGCTCGGCGGCGGAACTGTCAATCGCCGCGCGGAGGATCTCACGCACGCGCTCGTCGCTGAGCTTCGGGGCGGCGCTCATTGGGCCTCCGTGGTGATCGCCGCGAGGCGGATCTCACGCGCGCGGTCTTCGAGTTCGTCCAAAACGAGCTGACGGGTCAACGCGCTCGACGGCGCGACGCCCGCGATCTGCTCGACGATCTCCCAGCTCGCTTCCGTGAGCCGGCGCGCGACCATCGCTTGCGCGAGCGCGTCGTAGGGGCCCTGGCCCTTGCAGTACTTCTTGATGGCCCCGAGGAGGGCGCGGACCTTCGCGTTGCGCGCGCGGGCGGCGCACCACTCGCGGAGGTTGATGACGACCGCGCCGCTCACGACACTGCCTCGATCGCCGCGCCGACGAGCGAGACGATCGTCTCGCTCGTCGGCGCGTTGCTCCACGCGTTGAACTCCGGGTACACGGCGACGCAGCCGGACTCGGGCTCGTAGAGCCCCGTCGGGCGCCCGGCGACAGCACACCGCTGCGCTGCGTGAAGACGCGCGATGCTTGCGATGACGCCGCCCGACCCTTGCACCGGGCCCTCGACGATCGCGCCGCTCGTCGTGCGAATGCGGAACCGCGTCGCCGTCTTGCTCGTCGGGCGCTGCGCGTGCTCGCCCTTCGCCTTGTTCAGGCCCACCGCCCCAACCGCCGACCGGATTGCCTTGCCCATTTGCCGCGCCAACCTTTCGAAGGGGAGTATGATTCCCAAAGGAAACGTTGTCAACGGGAAACGCTAATTTAGTGTGAGGCTATCCCACACGGCACGGGGCCGCCTTTTCCTGCGGGAAACGGTGCGGCTAGGTGGTCAGCCTGCGGCTTTACGGTGCTTCGTACGGCTGCTTTTGGGCGCCGTCGCAGGAGGCTCGGGGGTTTCCCCTCGCGCCTCACGCGCGCGCGTGAGCTTTTCGGCGGCTTCGGTCATCGCCTGCTCGCGCTCGGCGGCGAGCTTTTTGCGCTCGCGCTCTGCGGCTTCGACCGCGCGCGCGTCGAGGTCTTCCGCATGCGCGCGACGATGCCGGGCACCGAGGAACGCGTCCCGCCAAAACATGTAGCCCTCTGCCTCGCGGTTCGCATTGAGCTCGAGCGCGTCGAGGACGTCTTCGTCCGACGTGTTGTTGAGATTGCGCACATCCGCGTTGGCTTCGGCGCGATGCTCGATGGTGTCCTCGTCGGGGCGCGAGGCCGGCACAAGATTGCGCCCCACCGACCGCCACCACTCGCGCGCGGACGCGCCTAGCTCGGTCGCGTCGCGCATCTTCAGGCCCAGCGCAAAGGCCTCGGCGAGCGTCTCGCCCATAGGCGCGCCACCCCAGACGCGGCGCACCTGCCCGATGGCGAGCCCGCTGCGCCGCGCGATCTCCGTGATGCGCAAGCCCTCTCGGCGCCATGCGCGAAAGCGGGCGCGCGCGTAGTGGCCGAGTACGACCGGTGAGAGCGGCGCCTCTTCGAACGCGCCTCGCTGTAGCTCGTCGAGCGTGATGCCGAGCTTCTCGGCCGCGAGCGCGATGGTCTCAAACTCCGGCTTTTTGGTCTCACCGGACTCGATCTTGGAAAGGCCGCCGGGCTCTTTCTCCATGAGGCGGGCGAGTTCGCGCAGGCCGACGCCGCGCGCTTCCCGAGCCTGCCGGAGCCTTTCGCCGATCCTCACACCGAAACGTTGCCAGGCGGAAACGCTTTCCTCAATCCCTGCCGTTAGCATCAGCGTTTCCTATTGACGACGTTTCCCAAGGGAATCATATTGCGCCCGATGAGCCTTTCGCGCGCGTCGGTGGGTCCGCAGTTCAACGAAGGTTCCCGGCTGCTCTGGGTGCGGCTGCGCGAGATGAAGCTCAGTTTCTTCGCGGGTGCGAAGCGCGCGGACATCGACCGCACGCAGTTCTATCGATTCGCGTACGGCGATCGCGTTCCGAGCATGGCGGACGGCGCGAAGATGCGCGACGCGTTCAACATCGCGATCGACGCGTGGTCGCAGAAGCCGACCGCATCCTTCGCGCTCGTCGACGCGCAGCGCGAGCACGCCGAGGCGATGACGCAGGAGACGACGGCCCCCACCGGCACGCACGACGAGGGCTGACCGATGGCCTCCCCTCCGCATTTCGACGCCGCCGACGCTCGCCCGCTGAACGGCAAGATCGCCGTGTCCGTGAAGAACCCGGTCACCGAGTTCGGCGTGACGTGGACGATCTCCAATCGCGTCGCGCGCGAACTCGCCGCGTCGATCCTCGCATCCGTTGAGGCCAACGAATCCCAAACCGCTGCGGAGAAGTTGTCCGCGGAACCCCGCGGAGGCTGAGCCGTGCATAGCGGCAAGCATGCAGCGGCGTTGCGAAACGCGCCGCTGGGCGGAAAAGCAGCACCCAAAACGAGGTGGTTGCATGTTGCACATAAACACGCGGCGAGTGTCATCCGCACAACGCTGCGCTGTAACCTGAACGACGCTGGGATTCACCACGCGTTCGCACATGAACAAGCGGCGCGGCTGAGCGTCGCGATCGGAGCGGCGCGATGAGCGCCAACACCCTCACGATCAGCGGCATCGAGGTCGGTCCGACCGCGGGAATGTACCGCTGGCGATCGAAGCATCGCGGCGGGCATCGCTCCGACAAGCGCCTCACTCCGGTCCAGGCGCGCGCTCTTCTCGCCATCGCGGACTGCATTCGCGAGCGCGGAATTGCACCGACCGGCGTGGAGCTATGCGATCGACTCGACATCTGCCAGGGCGCCGTCGGTAGCAAAAAGTCTTTCGGGCACCGGTTGTTCTTGGCCCTCGAGAAGAAGGGTTTCGTCGCGCGCGATCGACAACACCCAAAGGGCGGGGCTCGCACGGTCCGCGTGATTCGCGATCACGTTGTCGTGCGCCTTGGGGGAATGCCTTGAGCACGCGCGCGCCGGTCTTCGTGTCGTGCCCGCCCGAATCTCGGCACGGACTACCCCGGAAGCCACGGTGCACGCCGCGAGCCGACGTCGAGCACCAATGGTTTCGCGCAGTGCCCGCGCTCCACAACGTGAGCGTCACGCGCGTTTCGGCGCTGAACGTGGCGCCCGTCCCCACTGAACGAGGTCCACGATGACGTCGCAAGAAGAGCTCGAGGCATACAACGAGGAGCTCGCCGCGCAGGCCGCGTACGACGACGAGCAGCAGCTCAAGGCCGAGTACGAAGCCGAGCAAGAGGCCGCGTTCGATGACGAGATGCGGCGCGCCGAGATCAAGGCGCGTCGCGGAGGTCGCACGCGCAGCATCCTCGCGACGCCGGTGATGAGGCCCATTCGCGATCCGGCGACGGGCGACGTCGTCGACTTCGGCGTGCAGCTCGTCGCGAACTGGACGCACAAGATGATCGGCGAGCTCTTCTCGCTGGGGCTGCCGTGAGCGCGGCGCGCGCGACGGTGCTCCTCCGCGGTCGACGCGTGTACGCGGATTCGATCAAGACGAAGGAGCTCTCGCCCGGCGGCGCGGCGATCGTCTACTGCGACGCGGTCGAGCCCTTCTCCGACGATTGGGATCGCAACGAGAGGCCGCGCGAGGTGCACCTCACGTTCAACGGCCCGGGCGCCGACCGGGGGCCGCGGCAATGAGCGACCTCGTCGGCCGCGTCGCGGCGCAACCGAAGACCGTCTACCGCGGGCGACGCGTCAAAAAGCTCCCGCCCGCCGAGCTGCTCGAGCTCACCGACGATCGCTGGACGCCGCGCGCGCTCTTCGAAGGCCTGCGCGTGCCCTTCACGATCGACGTCGCCGCGTCCGAGAAGAACACGAAGTGCGAGCGCTTCTTCGACCGCGCCGCGGACGGGCTCATCCAGTCGTGGGCCGGCGAGATCGTGTGGTGCAACCCGCCGTACTCGAACATCGGCGCGTGGCTCGAGAAGGGTCACGTCGAGATGGCTCGCGGCTGCCGTCGCGTCACGTACCTCTTGCCCGCGAACCGCACGGAGCAGACGTGGTGGCACGACTTCGTCGAGCCGTGGCGTGACGACGAGCTCGGCATCGAGACGGTCTACATCAAGGGCCGAGTCCGCTTCGAGTGCGCGACGGGCGTCGTCAAGAGCGAATCGGGCGCGCGCGGCGGCAAGAAGAACAAGGGCGGGGCGCAGCCTCCCTTCGCGAGCGTCTTCATCCACTTCACGCAGCCGTGGCGCGTGCCGCTCGTCGTCATGCAGGGCGAGCTCTTCGGGGGCGGCTCGTGAAGCTCAAGCCCGCAGACGTCGACGCGATCCGCTGCCAGGGGCTCGCGCGTCGCGTTCGCGCGGGCGTGTGGGCGCCGACGGAGGCCGCGTGATGCCGCGCTTCGTCGACGTCGCGATCGATCGCTTCATCGTGCCGATCGTCGCTTTCACGGTCGTCTTGCCGGCGCTCGTCGTCTGGCACGTCGCGACGCAGCGCGATCGCGCGCGCCGAGGTTGGCGATGATCGTCCTCTCGAAGGCGTCGCTCGTCGCGGGCCTGCTCGGGCTCGCCATGCTGCACGACGGCACGGCGCTGCACGCGCCGATCGCGCGGCTCGCCGATGTCGTCGACGCGATCGCAAGCGCCGCGCTCCGCACCGAGGACCCGGCGCGCTGGGCGGCGATCCTCGACGTGTGGGGCGGCTACGAGACGGCGTACGGCGGAGGCCTCGGCGCGCTCGCCGCCGGCGGCTGCCCGGGCACGCCGATCGGCACGCTCTGCTCGCGCGATCGCGGCGCGAAGTTCTGCGGCCCGTGGATGACCTCGTGCGGTCGCGTTCCGCGCGGCGCCACGCTCGAGGACGAGGCGGCGATCGCGATCGCGATGTTTCGCGAGAGCTTCGCCGCGTGCGCCGCCTTCCCCTTCTCGTTCTACGCCGCCGGCGACTGCGCCTCGCACGACGTCGTCACGTTCCGCATCCCCATCGTCGCGGCCGAGACCGCGGCGCTCGCAGGAGTTTCGCCATGAAGCGCAAGAGCAGCCCTCTCCATCGCACCGACCGCGTCCCCGTCCCGCCCGAGCTTCGGCTCGAGTTGGCGCGTCTCGACGTCGCGCTCGGGCGCAAGCGCACCGCGGCGCTCGCGAAGTGCAGCGTCGATCTCGTCGCAGAGCTCACGACGCCGTACGCGCTCGTCCTGCCCACGACGATCGAGCGCGCGCGCGCCGCGCTCGCCGAGAGCGCATCGGAGGTCGCGTGAACGCCGCCGACATCTTCGTGTCAATCGGCGTCTTGCTCGGCGCCGGCGGCGCGGGCGTCGTGATCGCGTGGGCGATTTGTGAATGGGCGCTCCAGTCGAGCGCCTGGTGACCGGAGAGGAGATCGACATGGGAAAGCAGCTGGCGATTGCGAGCACGAAACAGAAGCACCATCGCGACATCAGCGACGCCGCCGAGGCGTACGTCGACGTGCGCGACAAGCGGATGGAGCTAAGCGCCGAGGAGCACGAGGCGAAGTCGCTGCTTCATCAGCGCATGCAGAAGCACGGGCTCAAGGTCTACGACGACCGCGACCTCGAGCTGCGCGTGACCATCGAGGTCACCGAAGAGACGGTGAAGGTCAAGAAGCTGCCGGCCGACGCCGCGCCGAGCGAGAGCCGCTCCGAGGCTGCCGGCGAGGGCGAGGGCGAGGACGAGAAGGACGAGGAGACCGCGCCCGAGGCGCCGAAGAGCGAGCCGCGTCGGCGCAGCAAGCCAAAGGGCGACGGCACGCGCGCGTTCGCCGACGGCAAGACGACCGAGATCACCGACCCCAAGGCGCTGATCGATCTCAAGGACGAGGGCGAGCCTGCGAAGCGCAAGCCGCGCAAGAAGGGCAAGCGGGGCTGAGCCATGGGCGGTCAGTCGGGTCCGAAGAACAGCCAGTGGAGGGGCGGCCGCTCGGTCGCCTCCAACGGCTATGTGCTCGTGCGCGTCGGGAAGGATCATCGCCTCGCCGACGTGCGCGGGTACGCGTACGAGCATCGGCTCGTCGCCGAGCGCAAGCTCGGTCGGCGTCTTCGGCCCGGCGAGGTCGTGCACCACGTCGACGGCAACAAGGCCAACAACGCGCCCGTGAACATCGAGGTCTGCGCGTCGACGGCGGAGCACCTCGTCCGCCATCGGCAGCGTGCCGATCTTCGTCTGCCGCACGAGCCGAATCCTATCGTCTCGTGCGCGTGCGGTTGCGGGGTGACGTTCGACAAATACGACGCCTCTTGTCGGCCGCGTCGCTTCGTGACTGGGCACAACATCCGTCACGGCGCTGACGGGCGCTGGGAGGCGCGCTCGTGACGCTCCGCGAAGATCGCTCCCTGGGCCCGGAGATGACCGCCGAGGGTTGGCATGTCATCGGCGGCGACTGGATTATCTGGCTGCATCCGGCGTCGCGCCGAGTCGTAAGCCTCGAAGGCGGTTTCTTGTGGAAGAACTGCGTCAACATCCCAGCTTGGCGCGGTTCGCCATCGCCCGACGACGAGGTCCTCATCGTCGGGTGTTCGTACCGCGACGAGGGGGGATATCCCACGAGCGGCGAATCGGTCGCCGTGCTCGAGTACGGGCTTGCGGTGAAGCTCGCGCGGCGCATCCGCGCCGACATCCTCGCCGAGCGTCCGGTGCGCGTGGCCGAGCAGCTCACGCTCGACGACGCGCTCGAAGGAGCTCGCTCGTGAACGTCATCCGTCGCCCCGCGCGCAGGGCGATCGTCGCCGCCGCTCCCGTCGCGCCCGCGATCGCGGTGCCCAAGCCGACGCCCGCCGATAAGCGCGATCGTCTCGTGCGCAATCGCGACCGTCGCATCCACGGCGAGGTCGAAGCGCTGTTCCGCGAGCACGGCGCGAAGATCTTCAACGGCGATCCGCTGCGCATCGCGCTTGCTGTCGCGAGCGGAGGCGACTCGTGAAACCCTTGAATCTGACCGGACGTCGATTCGGCCGTCTCGTCGTCGGCGACAGAGCGGAGAACGACGTGCGCGGGAAGACGCGCTGGGCGGTCCGATGCGATTGCGGGACGACATTCATTGCCGACGGGACCAAGATCGTCTCGGGTCACACGCAGTCGTGCGGCTGCCTCCAGCGCGCGCGGGCGAAGGCTGCCCAACACGCGCTGCGTGGCACGCGGCATCCGCTCCGCAGCATCTGGAAAGAGATCGTTGCGCGCTGCACAAATCCTCGCAACCACGCCTACCCCCTGTATGGCGGGCGCGGCATCACCATCTGCGCCCGCTGGCTGGGATCGTTCGAGGCTTTCGTCTCCGACATGGGTGCGCGGCCGAGCCCGAAGCATTCGATTGATCGGCGCGAGAATGATCGCGGATACGAGCCCGGGAACTGCCGATGGGCTACGCGCGTCGAACAGGCAAACAACACACGCACAAACCGTCGACTTACGGCAAACGGCATCACACACACGCTCGCTGAGTGGTCGCGCATCAGTGGCATTCCGGCGTCGACGATCCGGGTGCGCGTCGATCGCTTGAGGTGGCCCGTGGGGCGCGCGGTGTCCAAACCGCTCCGCGCTAAAAAGCTCGGCGTCGTCGATCTCGGCGACCCCCTCAAAGCCGCGCGCGGGCAGTACCGCGCAGGAGGCGACGCGTGAGCGGAAACCCGTATCACCCGAAGCGTCGCCTGCGCGCGACGGGCAAGGCTCCTCCGGCCATGGTTCACGAGCACGACGCCGCGCGCCTCGCGAAGGCGTTCGCCGAGCCCATCGAGTACGCGAAGGCGTGCGCGATCGTCCACGAGATTTGCTCGTGGGGTCGCGCTGGAAGCAGCACGACGCGGTGGCTCCTCGGCTGGGGCGTGCTCACGTGGGTAGAGCCAGTCCCCGCACGCGAGAAGCGGGCGCCGCGTTCGCGCTGTCCGACGTGCACGACGCGAGCGGCGTGTTCGCCGTTCAGTGAGTGCGCCGCTTGTTTCAACAGCCGCATCCGCGCGCTCGTCCGCGCCTCCGCCGACCAGTCTCGAGGTGCAGCGTGAAGCTCGAGCTCTTCCCCTGCTCCGGCGGCATGGCCGAGGGTTTCCGGCGCGCCGGCATCACGTTCGACATGTCCTTCGACTGGTCGTGCGACGCGTGCGATTCGTACGAGAAGAACCTCGGCCACCGCCCGATCCAGATGGACGTGCGCGATCTCGTTCGCATGGCGATCGCGGGATGGCGTCCGGGTCGCGTCGATCTCGTCGCGCGCGCGACTCGCTGGGTCCGCGCCCGCCACTACCCGATCGTTCTCGCTGATGTCCGCACGATCGCGACGAGCGAGCAGCCGGACGTCATCGGCTTCCGCACGGGCGGCGACACGCTGCTCGTCGAGTGCAAAGCGTCGCTCGAAGACTTCAAGCGGGATGCGTCCAAGCCGTTCCGACGCGAGCCGGGCTCCGGCATGGGTTACTTTCGCTGGTACTTCGCGCCCGCCGGCATCGTGCTCGTGGACGCGCTCCCCCCATCGTGGGGGCTCGCGGAGGTCGGCGCGCGCGGCAAGGTCGCGATCGCCAAACGCCCGCAGCCGTTCCACCAGCGCAACCTCGCCGAGGAAGCGCGCTTGCTCGTCACCGCGCTGCGTCGCGCGACGGAGGGATGGGGCCGCGGCATATTCGGCGACGCCGACCCGCATCCGAAGGTGACCGCGGAGCTGCGCGAGCTCCGCAAAGAGAATCGGCGGCTTCGCATCTCGGCGAACGCTGCTGCGATGCGCGGAGGTGCAGCGTGATCGCCGCGCTCTTCGTTCACACGAGCGGGATCTACTTCGGCCTGCCCAATGTCGATCCGTGGGACGAGATGCGCGACGCCCGCAAGTACGCCGGCCCGCATCCGGTCGTCGCGCATCCGCCGTGCTCGCGATGGTGCCGTCTCGCCGGGCTCGTCGAGGCGCGCTGGGGTCACAAGCGAGGCGACGACGGAGGATGTTTCGCGAGTGCGCTGCGATCGGTCCGTACGTACGGCGGCGTCTTGGAGCATCCCGCTTACTCCGACGCGTGGTCTGCGTTCGATCTCCCAGCCCCCCCCCCGTTGCGGCGGATGGGTGCGCGGCATCTGCGGCGGCTGGTCGTGTCACGTCGAGCAGGGCCGATACGGGCACGTCGCGAAGAAGGCGACGTGGCTCTACGCGTTCGGCGTGAGCGAGCTGCCGTCGCTTCGGTGGGGTCACGTCGCGGATCAAAAGTCGACTGCGCTCGTCTCGTGGTGCGGCAATCACGTCAAGTCGAACGAGACGAGGCCGCGCGTGGGTAAGGCGGCGGCGGCGGCGACTCCGATCGTGTTTCGTGACGTGCTGATTTCAATCGCGCGAAGCGCGCGGGAACGAGGTGCAGCGTGACGGTCGAGTGGTTCCGCAACCCTCGCTCCGGGCGTCGCGTCGCGCACGCGCTCATCGACGGCGCGTGGGGATGTTCGCGCGCGAAGAAAAACTCGGCTCTCGGGGAGGCGGTGCCCAAGAGCAACACGGGACACCCGCTCGGGCGGATCTGCGCGTTCTGCGCGACCGAAGTAGACGCACGCGCGGCCATCGCGCGTGAAGAACAAACACGGGAGGCGCGGGGCGAATGAGCGTCTACATCCGACTCGATCCGGAGGTGGCGCACGACCTCTTCAACGCCGAGTGTCGCTGCCAGTGGTGTCAGCTGTATCGCCTCCGCACGCCGACATGGGCGCGCGAGGACTACGTCTACTTCCTACAGGAGGGCGTCGACGGGCCAATCAAGATTGGCCACGGAAGATGCCCCGACCGACGCCTTCGTGGGTGTCAGAGCGGCAACCCGCGCGAACTGAGACTGCTCGGATATCGACCTGGCTACCGGCGCGACGAGCGAACCCTGCACCTGCGGTTCAAGCGCCTGCGCATACGTGGAGAATGGTTTCAGCCCGCCGACGAGCTGCTTGCTTTCATCAAGGAGACGATCCGCCATGCGTGACTACGCGAAGTTCGCCGGCACGTTCTGGACGCGCGGGAGCGGCAAGAAGCTCCGCGGCAAGCCCGAGGCACAGGTGCTCGCGACGTACCTGATGACGTCGCCGCACGCGAACATGATCGGGCTCTACTACCTGCCACTCGTCACGATCACGCACGAGACCGGGCTCTCCGAGCGTACCGTGCGCGCCGCTCTCGCCGTACTCGCCAGCCCCGAGATCGACATCGCGCATTACGACGCCGACGCCGACCTTGTGTGGCTGCCCGCGATGGCGAGCTACCAGATCGCGCCGGAGCTCAAGGCCGGCGACAAGCGGCGCGGCGGCCCCATCGTCGCCGAGGCGTCCAAGGTCGGCGCCCACCGGTTCACCCGTGCGTTTTGGGATCGATACGGTGTCGCATTCGGCCTCGGTGCCTACGCTTATCCGACCCCCGAGCAAGGCCCATCCCATGCCCCATCCCACGCCCCCCCGAAGGGGGATGAGGCTCAATCGGGAAGAGCAGGAGAAGAGCAGGCACAGGAGCAGGAGCAAGAACAAGAACAGGCACAGGTCTCCGACGCCAAGCCGTCGGGTGGGAGCGATGTGGCTCGCAGGGTCTTTCGCTACTACGCCGAGCAGCGAGCCTTCCACCTCGGGGCGCGCTCCACCGTGCAGGTCACCGACGCGCGGCTGAAGCTCGTTCGAGCGCGGCTGAAAGAGGGCTTCTCCGAGGACGATCTCCTGCGCGCGGTCGACGGGCTCTTCGCGACGCCGTGGAACATGGGTGAGAACGATCGCCACACGAAGTACGTCGACGTCGAGCACGTGTTCCGCGAGGCGAAGCAGGTCGAGCGCCACCGCGCGACGGCGGACGAGCGCGCGTCGAACGCAGCGGAGGCGCGGGCCGCGCCGCCCGCCGGCCCGCTATTCGGCGAGAACGACCGGCCGATGACCGAGGCGGACGCGAAGAAGCTCGAGCTCGCGCTGTCTCCGAAAACGGTCGCGAAGATCGCCGATCCCGGGGCCGACGTGCGCTGGACACCGAAACCCAAAACGGGGGCGACGCCGTGAGCATGGCGGAGGTCATCGACTTTGCGAGCGCGCGCGAGCGGCAGGGCGACCAGACGGCCGACGGCGAAGGCCGTGTGCCCCCGATGGATCTCGACGCGGAGGCGGCGACGATCTGCGCGATCATGCTCGACCCGCAAGCGCTTCCGCGCGTGCAGGCGATCGGGTTTCAGCCGGAGCACGCCTACTCCGAGGCGCACCGCCGGATCGTCGAGGCGGCGTACGATCTCGCGCGCGCGGGCAAGCCGACGGACGTGGTCACGGTCGGTTCGTGGCTGAAAGACCACGACCGCATCGCGCAGGTCGGCGGCATGGCGTATCTGACCGAGCTTCTCAACGCGGCGCCGACCACGACGCGCATCGAGGACTACGCGGCGATCGTCTTCGAGAAGTGGCGCGCGCGCCAGATCATCGCGCTCGCCGCGCGCGTCGCCGCGGAGGGGTACCTCGGCGTCACCGACGTGCAGGCGTGGGCGGACGGCGCCGCGCGCTCGATCGGCGCGATCGCGGCGCGCTCGATCGGGACGCGTTGTGAGACCAACGTCGAGACGATCAAGCGCCTCCTCGCCGAGACGCGCGAGCGATCGCAAAACCGCACGGCGAAGGTGCCGGGTATCCCGACGGGCTTCGCGTCGCTCGACCGCGCCATCGGCGGACTTCACGCGAATTGGAAGTTCACCGTGTGCGCGCTCTCGAACGTCGGCAAGACGGCGTTCGCGATGCAGGCGGCGATCAACGTCGCGCGGCTCGGGCTCGGCGTGCAGATCTTCATCACCGAGGGCTCGCGCGACGAATGGTTCCAGCGCGCCATCGCGCAGACGGCGCACGTCGACTTCCGCAAGCTCAAAGCCGGCCGCATGAGCGACGGCGAGTGGACGCGCGTGACCGACGCGTCGACGGAGCTGAGCAAGCTGCCGATCTGGATCGATGCGACGACGTCGCTCCACATCGGGCAGGTGCGCTCGGCGCTCATCTCGCGCGCGGAGTCGGCGCTGCGAATCGACAAGGTGCCGCTCGGCCTCGCGATCGTCGACCACATCCACCGGCTCGAGCCGGCGCCCGAGGTCGCACGGCAGCCGTACCGTTTGCAACTGAAGCACGCGACGCAGACGCTCAAGGCGACGCTCAAGCGCCTGCGCATCCCCGGCATCGAGCTCGCGCAGATGCGCGACAACCCGATCGACCCAAAGACGAAGACGCGCGCGCGGCCAGGCCCGGGATTCGTCGCCGAGTGCCGCGACATCGAACGCGAGGCCGATGCGGTGCTCTACCTGCACCAGAAGCCGCTGCACAACCCGAAGGGCACGGTGATCGGCGAGGACCGGCGCGCCATCCTCGGCATCCTGAGCAAGGTGCGCGCGGTCGACAACGACGACATCGAGTTCGGATACATCGTCGAAGAGTCGCGCTTCGTCGATGAGTGCGGGCAGGTCGACGACACGATAGACCAGCTGATTCCGCCGACGCGCGCGATGATGAATCAGCCCGATTCGCGCCTGCCACCGGAGCGCGACGAGCCCACGTTCACGACGGAGGACTTATGACCGTCCACGACATCAGCAGCCGCATCCGACGGCGCAACGGCGCTCACTCGACGGCGCTCAACTTCGCGCGGAAACGCGCGGTGCGAGACGCCGACCGGCGTGCGGTCGAATCGACGGGGTGGAACGGGACGATCGAACAGCATGTTTGGGATCTCTCCAAGCCCGATACGGACGGGCGCGCCGCGTCCGCGCGCGAGCTGGCATGGCTCGCGTACGTGAACTCGGCGGAGCACCGGCAAGCCGAGATGCTGCGACGCATGGAGGACGAGGACTACGCGGCCGCGGTGGCTCGCTTGGAGCGGCGGCTCGCCGACGAGGAGGAAAGCAAATGATCGTCGTGTTCGGATTCGATCCATCCACCGAGCGCACCGCAGCGTGGGCGCGACTCACGTGCGGCCGCGTGAGCGGCGAGCGCGAGTACGAAGACAAGGGCGAGAACACGCTCGACGAGATCCGAGCGATGCTCAAGGTCGCGGTAGCCGCCGCGAACGACGGCGCGGTCGACGGGGTCGTCGTCGGCATCGAGCGACCGCCGCCGCAGCTCAACGTCCACGTGATGCCCGGGCGCATCAAGGTGAAGGGCATCGTCGAAGCGCACAAGGAGGCGCTCTGGGCGGCGCGGGCGAAGGCGGGCTCGCTCATCGACGCGTCGTACGTCGCCGGCGCACTCGCGTGGATGGCCCGCGAGCTCGGCGCACGCGTCGTGGAGCTGACACCCGATGCGTGGCGAGCGGCGCTCAACGTGCGGCGCACGACCAAGGGGACCGACCAGGGCGCGATGATCAAGGACGCGATCGTCGCGATGATTTCCGGCTGGCCGAAGGTGAGCAACGAGCACGTGAGAGACGGAGCAGGTGTGGCGCTCGCGGCGTACTGGCAGGTGCGAGCGGAAAGAAAGGCGGTGTGACGATGGCGCGGAAGAAAAAGCAGATGATGCATCTCGTGGTCGTGGAGATCGCGACGTGCGAGCCGATGTTGGAGCAGGACGTCATCGAGTACGTGCAGATGGCGCTAGGGCGCGTCACCAACTTCGCGAACGTGGAAGTAGACGTCGCCGTCTTCGGCGACGCGGAGACGCGCTCATGAGGCCCGATGCCCTCCGCCTCGTGACCCGCTCCGAGCGCGACCGCGCCGAGATCATCAAGGCGCTCGAAGACGCGCTCGAACACGTGCGCGCGCAGCCCGACGAGCCCGGCGCGTGGGCCATCGTCGTAGGCGTGAACTGCGCCGGCCGCGCGAACACGACGTACGTCGGCAACGCTCACGAGGTCCTCGCCCTGGCGACGAGGCTCCAGCATCGCGCGAACGTTGCGATCGACGAGATGAACGAATGAGCTCCGCGGCCTTCGCCATCTCGGACGCGGCGCTACGTCGACGCGCGGCCACCGCCCTGCGCAAGCTCGCGCGGCTCGTGGAAAGCGGCGGTCTGCTCGGCGCGACGACGGTCGAGACGAACCGCGAAGGCGTCTTCGATATCGAGACGTGGCACGTGGCGGTCGGCGAGTATGACGTGAAGACGACGATTCGGAGGCCGCGATGGTGACGCGCGACCTCAACGCCGCCTTCCTCCCGAACGCGATCGCTCTCGTGCGCGCGCACCTCGCGGCGGCGATCGACCCGAAGGCGCGCCTCGTCGCGAACCGCCCGGCGTGCTTCGCCGTGCGCCGAGGCGGAGAGCTGACGCCGGCGGAAATCTGGGACGTGTGCGTCCGGTTCGTGGATTGCGCAAACGTGGAGCAACAAGGCCGAGGTGCTGGACACGTTGCGCGAGCACCTCAAGGTGAGAGCCTACGACGGGCGGATGCTCACGCTGGACGAAGCGGCGAACTACTTGGCGTCGGACATGCCGTACGCGGGAGGATGAAGCGATGACGGACCGAGTCAAAGGATGCTGGGTGGCTTTCGATTGCGACATTCGTACGGATGACGTCGAGCCGCTGCTCAACGCGATCCGGCACCTGCGGCACGTGCAGGCCGTGACCACGTCGGTCCGCGACCCGGACGACTGGATGAACCGCGAGCGCATCCGTCGCGAACTGGGCGAGGAGATTCTCAACGTGCTCAGGGAGAACCGCGAGACCAAATAAACGAAACGCGCCGGGTCTCGCGAACCCGACGCGCTCCAACGCAACCACGACCGGACATCGTGTTTGTAACACAACGAGCGGGACTCGTTGAAGGAGCGACGCATGATGGCCCTGAAGATCGACGACAGCGGACCGAAGACCTTCACGACGAGCGAGCGCGACGAGCGCGGCGCACGGCAGCACGTCCCTCGCCTCACCGGGCCCGAGCTTCAAGACCTGCGCGATCTCTGGACGGGCCTCGGCCCGCGCGTCGGCGTCGGCAGTCCGCAGCTCGCGCTCGAGAACAGCCTGCTCCGCGCGCCACCGCGCGACGTGAGCGGCCCGCTCCTCGAAGAGCTCGACCGCTGGCCCGGCTGGGTGTCGGAAGGCCGCGTCTTCCGCGTCGTGATGCTTGAGGGCTGGGGCCTCAAGCGCGAGCTCCGTCGCTCGCTCGCGCAGCTCGTCGACGCGGGGAAGGTGGAGCGCCGCGCGCTCGTCGCGCCCGAGCTCCCGCCGCCCACGCGCTTCGATCCCGACGTGAAGGGGTACGTCGCCGGCCGCTCGCCGAAGGAGCAGGAGCGCATCGACGACTGGGACGGCTTCGAGGTCCGCAGCACGACGCGCCTCGCGCTGAAGATCGTCCCCCTCGAGCGCGCGGAGAAGTGGCGCCGGCAGGACGAAGCCCTCGAGCGCGAGTGGCGAATCGTGCACGGGACCGAAACCCGCAACGCTTCGACCTACGAGCCCCCGGATGACCCCCACGCAGCGGGTGCGAGACGCGCACGCGCAGCGCTCGCCAAGCTCTCGGAGCGGCACGAGAAGATCCTCCGCACGCTCTACGCAGGTCACGGGGGGACGGACGAGAGTGGCATCGACGCGGTGCGTGCGCTCGTCGGCGGCGAACGCGAGGCGGCGATCGAAGTGATCGGCGCGGCCTGCGCGGCGTACCGGCAGGCGCGCCGGTCGTGAGCCGGTTCGTCGCGCCCAAGGGGTACTACAGCGTCGCCGACATTGCAGATCTGGAAGAAAAAGACCGCACGTCGGCCTATCGCTGGTTGCAGCGTAATTGTGCGGCGGATCTGAAGTACATCGGGCGGTACCCCGTTATCGGCAAGGAACGGTACAGGCGGCGCCGACTCGCCAGGTACATCGAGGACAAACTTGCGACAGTCGAGGCAAAATTGTTCTCGCTGGACGAGCGATTCACCGAAGAAGTCATGCGGCTGGACGGCAGAATCAACGCGATGAGTCGCCAAACGCCACGGTGAGGCGTTCGTGGGCCTTCGTTGCCGTCGATGGGGGTAATAGGGGGAGCGTCGCGAACGACGGCCGCACGCCGAAACGCCACGGCCTACTGCTCGCGTGAACAGGTGCCCGGACGGGTCATGCAGGCCTGATGGCGGTCGGACGCGCAGGCGGTGGCATTGCGTGGCGGCGTTTGCCGGTGTCACATTGTACCCATGCCAAACAAGCGTCCGAAGTTCGACGCCGCCAGGGCGGCAAGAGTGCTCGCCGAAGCAGTGGCAACCGGCGATGCAGCCGCAGCCAAGCGGCATGGTGTGGCAGAGCGAACTATTCGACATTGGCGGAAAAAGCTCGAAGGCGATCCGGTCCTTGCCGGTCTTTGCCAGGAAAAAGTCGCCATCGTCGAGGCGGACTGGGCCGAGTCCCTCCCCTCGGCGATCCGCAAGTGCATCGAGTTCCTGGCCGACGCGACCGAGAAGTGCGACGCGCGGTCACCCGAAGCGGTCCACGCGATCGCCGGGGCGATGAAGCTCCTCACGGACGTGGCGCTGGCGAGGCAGATGCTCGATGTTCGACTCGCTCGACAAGCTGGACAGGCTGGAGCGGCGAATGGCGCGCCTCCTGGGTCCGGAAGCGGGTCCAACGTCCTCGCCCTCCGACCTGCGCGCCCTGTCGCTGATGGAGTTCATCCCGGCGGCGAGCAAAAGATTTCAGGCACCGACGCACCTCGCGCCCCTCGTTGAGGGAATCGAGCGCTCGTGCACCGAGCGGACGTGGTTCGCGTCGGCGACGCCACCTCGGCACGCCAAGACAGAAACGCTTCTCCATGCGATGGCGTGGATGCTCCTCCGGGAGCCGCGACTCCAGATCGCCTACATCACGCACGGCATCACGATCGCCGGCACGAAGAGCCGAAAGGCGCGGGCGATTGCCGAGCGCGTGGGCGTCCCGACGGCGCGCGACATGCGCAGCCGGCTCAACTGGCGGACGGGCCACGACGACGGCGGCGTGTACGCGACGGGCGTGCGCGGTCAGCTGACCGGCGAAGGCTTCCACGTGATGATCATCGACGACCCGGTCAAGGGTCGCGCGGCGGCCGAGAGCGCCGTTGAACGAGACGCGGTTTGGGAGTGGCTCCGCGACGACGCGCTCACGCGGCTCGAGCCCAACGGCTCGGTCATCGTGAACATGGCGCGGTGGCATCCCGACGACGTCAGCGGCCGACTCATCGCTGAGTACGGCGTCCCCTACATCAATCTTCCGGCAATCGGCAAAGACGGCGTGCCGCTCTGGCCCGACCGCTTTTCGTTCGAAGCGCTCGACGAGGTCCGTCGCCACAACGAGTACGGCTGGAACTCGCTCTACATGGGCGAGCCGCGCGGCAAGGGACAGCGCGTCTTCGGCGACACGCGCATCGGACCGAAGCCCGAGACGTTCGCGGTCGCCATCGGCGCCGACTTCGCGTACTCGGCCAAGAGCCACGCCGACTACTCCACGGCGGTCGCGCTCGCGCGCGTCGGCAGCGGCAAGACGGCGACGTTTCACGTCCTCGAGGTCCTGCGCGAGCAGAGTCCCGCGCCGGCTTTCGCGGCGAAGCTCAAAAAGTTCAGCGAGCGGCACGGCGCTGCCCGGATTTACTGGGACGCATCGACGACTGAGCGCGGCATGGGCGATCTCATGCACGATCTCCTCGAGATCCCCGTCAAGACGAGGCTCGCCAAGGGCGACCCATTTCAGCGCGCGCAGCCGGTCGCCGGAGCGTGGAACGCCGGGCGCATCACCATCCCCGCGTCGGCGCCGTGGCTCAATGCGTTCCTCGACGAGCTTGCGTCGTTCACGGGCGTCCGCGACCGAAACGACGATCAGGTTGCCGCGTTCGCGTCGGCGTTTGATGCGCTCGAGCTAGCGACGCCGATCGCGCCGCCACAGACCACACACGTCTCCCGCTGGGGCAATCGCGCCCGCGGCTACTGACCTCGGAGAATTCTCACATGGCACTGCCGCAATACGAAACCGGCGCACGACTCGCCCTCAGCGTCATTCGTCCCAACGTCGCCAGCGTCGCGGCCCTCGCCGCGCTGGGGAAGGACGAGTGCATCGACGGCCGCTTCTGCGCCGTGCAGGACGGCACGCAGGGCACCGGCTCGGAGTGGATGTTCTCGGCCGCGAGCGCAGCTGTCGCGGACGGTCAAAACCTCCTCGCCATCGCCCCGTCGTCGGGCTCGGGCATGTGGCTTCGCGCCGACAAGCTCGTCGACCTCAAGATCCCCGTCGGCTTCGGCGACACGGACGCGCAGGTGCTCCTCACGGTGCCGGCCGGCTTCCGCTTGCGCATCCAGCGCGCATTCTGGGAAGTGACCACGAGCTTCACCGGCGGCGCGTCGAGCGCGATCGGTCTCTCGTCGTCGGACCTCGCCTATGCGACGAAGGGCGACCTGCTCGGCGGCGCCTCGGGCGACATCGCTGCGACGCTCGTTTCGAACGGCAACTCAGTCTTCGTCGGCACCGCCGGCGCGAAGACCGCGGGCGCGGCCCCGGTCGTGCTCGTCGCGGGCGACACCATTCTGTTCAATCGCATCACGTCGGCGTTCACCGCGGGCGCCGGCTTCGCGCACGTGCTCGCCGAAATGGCGGCCTGATGTCGCGCGTGGTCGCAGGGTTCGCTCGCGGCACGTTCGGCGTCGCGCGCTCGGCGCTCACCGCGGCCGACAGCGCGACCCTTACGGACGCGAACATCCCCGTCGCGCAGGCGCTCGACTGCCGCGGGTTCGACACGATCTGGGTCGGCGTCGAGTTCACCGCCGGCACGAGCCCGACAGCGACGTTCGAGGCGCTCATGCGCGATTCCAACGCGCCAGACGGGCTCCGCTGGAAACGCATGCTGCTCGGCTCTGTCGACGGCGTGACGGCGGTGGCATCCGCCGCAGCGCTCACCACCGGGGCGCTCGACGGGACAGCCGCATACGAGCTTCGCGTCGACGGGCAAAAGAACGTCTTCATCCGCTGCACCGCAGTGACCGGCACGCCGACGTCGTTCGACGTGCTCGTCGCGCAAGGCAAGGCGCGACCGCAGCGAGACATCAGCGCAAACGACTGACGAAAGGGCATCCATGAGCTGGTACCAGCGCGCGCTTGCCTGGGCCGGCGTCGGAAGCGTTCAGGAGCGTCTCGCGGGCGGCGTCCGCCGTCCCGATCCGCGGCTAGTCGTTCCGCAGCTCCCGATCTCGTTGCAGCTGCAACGCATCGGCGGATCGCTCACGCCGATGCAGGTTTCGGAGATCATACGCCTCGCGGACTCCGGGTACATGTACGGACTGATGGATCTCGGCAACGAGATGCGTCAGAAAGACAACCATCTCCAAAGCGTTTTGCAGACGCGGGAGATCGCGATTCAGGGCCTCGACTGGCAGATCGTGCCCGCCGGCAACGGCGAGAAGCTCAAGAATCGGAAGCGCGCGCAGTTCGTGACCGATTGCCTCCAGCAAATGGACGGCGCGAGCGGACTCGAAAACATCGTCGGACTGCCCGACGTGATCGCGCACACGGCGGCCGGCGACTTCTACGGCCACGCCGTCACCGAGACGCTCTGGATCAAAGACTCAAAGTACATCGTGCCGATGGGCGGCAAGCCCGTCGCGTCGCGACGCTTCGTCTACGGCATCCGTGACGGCGCGCTGCGGTGGTTCGACGTCGCCGGCGGCGTTCCCGGAGAGGGCACGACGTATCCCGGCGTCGATCTCCAAGGCGAGTACCCCGGCCGCTTCATCGTCTACCAGCCTCGCATAACCGGCGACGTCTCGTGCCGCGAAGGCCTCATTCGCCCGCTCATGTGGGCCGCGCTCTTCCGCAACTGGACGATGCGCGACTGGCTCACGCTCGCCGAGCTCGCGTGGAAGCCGTGGCGCACGGCGCAGTACGAAGAGGGCGCGCGCGCAGCGGACATCGCTGCGCTCGAAAGCATCCTCGACTCGATGACGTCGAGCGGAATCGCGGTTTACCCGAGCACTGCGAAGCTCGAGTTTCACTGGCCCGATCATCCGTCGAACGGCAACAGTCAGCACAAGTCGCTCATCGACGCGATGGGCAACGAGATGTCCAAGGCCGTCCTCGGACAGACCGAGACGACGCAGCCGACACGCGGCGGACTCGGCGGTCAGGGCAAAAACTCTCAGCACAACGACGTCCGCAAGGACATTCGCGATGCGCGCGCCAAGGCGATCGCGAAGTGCCTTCAGCGCGATCTCGTCGACTGGATCGTCCGAATCAACTTCGGCGACGACGTCGCGCTCCACGAGGCGCCGCAGCTTCAGTTCCTCACCGATGACCAGGTCGACCGCGTCGCGTTCTCCCAGATGATCGTCAACCTGCGCGCGCCCGGCGTCGCGATGGAGATTCCGGCGAAGTGGGTCCGCGATCAGCTCGGCATCCCCGAGCCCGACGATGACGACGAGCTCGTCGGCGCGGAAGACATTCCGATCGACCCGGCGACGGGATTGCCCAAAGAGCCGGACGCGGACGACGCCGATCCAAGCGATGACGGTGCGTCCGAAGACGCACCGGACGCCTCCGAGCCGCAGGGCGATGACGACGGCACCGAGAACCCCGCGGAAGAGGCCACATGACCGTCGAGATTGTCACGCGCGAGCTTTGTATTCGCGCCAAGCGCCTCGAGACGCGCGAAGCGGACTTCGTCGCGTCCACCGATGCGGTCGACGCGTACGATGAGATCGTCGCGCAGAACTGGGACCTCGACCGCTTCAAGGCGAATCCGGTCATCCTTTGGGCTCACAACTCGCGCGAGTTGCCGATCGGCAAGGCGACGCGCTGCGAGATGGTGGGCGGCCGGCTCGAGTGCACGATCAAGTTCGCGAGCGAGAAGGCCAACCCTCAGGCCGAGCAGGTCTGGCAGCTCGTGCAAGACGACATGCTGCGCGCGGTGAGCGTCGGATTTTATCCGCGCACGGTGCGCAGCGAAAAGCGTGACGACAAGGACGTCTACGTCCTCGACGACAATGAGCTCCACGAAATTTCCGTGGTGCCCGTCCCGGCCAACCCAGAAGCCCTCGCCAAGATGAAACAGCGCGCGCTCGAGCGCGCTCACGTGGAGATCGAAGCCATGACGTTGAAAGAGATGCAGGACCGCGCCGAAGTGGCCGAGAAGCTCGCGAAAGACCACGAGGAGCGCGCGGCTGCGGCCGAGAATGCGTCCAAAGCGCTCAAGGTCGAGTCCGAGAAGCTCGCCGCCGACCTCGCCTCGGAAAAAGCCGCGCACGTCGCGACGACCGAGAAGCTCGCCGCAGCGACGAAGGCGCAAGCCGAAGCGGCCGACGCGCTCCTCGTCAAAGAGGTGGATGCACTCGTCGGCGTCAAGTTCACGCCCGCGGAGCGCGACGCGCAGCTCGAGTTCGCGCGCGCGAATCCGGAGATGTTCAAGAAGCTCGCCGACGCGCGCCCCGCGCTCGCGATTCTCGGATCATCGGTCGTGACGCCGGAAGCGACGCCGCTCGAAAATACCGCGACGGATCCGGGCGACGGCGGCTCGCTCGCGGCCGAAGTGAAGCAGCTCGCCGCGAAGAAACCCGACGCCCCCACTGCTGCGCCCTGGGGCTGATCGCTCTCAACGCACAACCCATCGCAACACGAACGGCGGCTTGCCCGTGAGGGCGTGATCCGCACGCCACGGAACCAAGTTTTTCAGGAGTCACCATGACCTCGCCCATTCGCGCAAACACCGATCTCAAAAACGCACTCATCAAGCGATACTTCGTCGCCGCGAGCCAGACCATCACGGCTGGTACGCGCGTGAAGTTCTCGAGCACGACCGTCGCGCCGTACGCCGGCGTCCTCGGCCAAGAGGTCACCCCGAGCACGTCCGACGAAGACGTGAGCATCGGCGTGGCGCTCGAGACGGCGGGCTCCGGCTCGGTCGCCGCCGGCACCACGCTCGTCGACATCGCGCTCGATGGGTTCGCGATACTTCCGTACACGGTCGGCTCCGGCGGATCGACCGCCGGCAAAAAGCAGGTGTGGAGCTCGACGGGCTGCACCGACGCGCCCGCGAACGGCGGCGGAACGACCGCGCACACCGTCATCGGCACCGCCATGCAGACGGGCGTGCAGAACGATCAAATCGGCGTGCTCGTCGGCGGCTCGAGCCGAGGCGTATCCGCTACCTGAACCCGCGGGCGCCGGCTGCGCCCAACCATTTTCGCGCAACACCCTAACGGGCCATCGCTCGCTGGGGCCGTCGCGCTTTGTCCAAACGAAGGCAGAACACGATGACCCTCATCGCCCCCAGCGACTCCACCGTCAAGAACAAGCGACTGCTCGCAAAGGTCGCGAAGTACGAGCGCTACTCCGAGTCCCTCAAGGAGCTCATCGCCGAAAACGGTCCGAAGGTCCGTGCGGCGAACGCGGCCATGCGCCAGAAGCTCCTGACCCCCGGCCAGGTCCACGTCGACGCGGCGCTGAGCAACCTCAGCGTGCAGTACGCGAACGAGGAGTACATCGGCGAGGAGATCATGCCGGCGACGACCGTCGCCAAGCTCTCCGACGTCTTCTTCAAGTACGACCGGCGCAGCCGCTTCGGCTACCCGGACGACGCGATGGGCTCGCGTTCAAGCGCGAACGAGATCAACGAGTCTCGCACGACCGACAACTACTCGTGCAAGCCGTACGCGCTGAAGAACTACATCGACGCGCTCACCGTCGCGGCGGAAGACGCCCCGCTGAACGAGATGGTGGACCTCGTCGCGGCAACCGCCGAAGGCATCGCGTTCAAGCGTGAGGTGCGCCTCGCGTCCATCCTCTCGACGACCTCGAACTTCGCATCATCGAACACCGTCTCGCTCGCGTCCGGCGTTCGCTGGGACTCATCGGCCGGCGGCAATCCCATCGCCGACATTCAGGCCGCGCGCGCCGCGATCTGGCAGGGCATGGGCGGCTCCAAGGTTATCGGCTACTGCGACCTCGGCACGTGGAACGTGCTCTCGCGTCACCCGATGATCCTCGACCTTTTCAAGTACACGGGCAGCTCGCCAGGCATCGCGACCCCGTCGATGCTCGCCGGCTGGTTCGACCTCGACGACATCCTCGTCGCGAAGGGTCGTCAGGACACCGCCAACAGCGGACAGACCGCCGCCTTCTCGCGCATCTGGCCCAACTGCTTCGGCATCGCGCGCGTCGCGCCGCCCGGCGTGCGCAACGTGAGCTTCGGCCGCACGTTCCGCTTCGGCCAGGTGCAGACGGACCAGTGGTACGACCCGAGCCTCGGCACGAAGGGCGGTTACTACGCCCGCGTCTCGACGCACGAAGACCACCACGTCATCGCGAACGACGCCGGCTACCTCATCGCCACGCCGGTCGTGCAGACCGTCTGATGGCTGCCGAGAAGAAAAAGCCGCAGGCCGGCGAGAAGCGCGAGGCCATCCTGGACTCGCGGCAACCCGCCGCGCCCACAGCGCGCCCGCATCACACGCGGGTCAAGATCCTCTCGTCGCTCCGCGTGCTCGACGGGCAGGAGATCGTCTCTCTGCTCGCGGGCACCGAAGCGGAAGTGCCCAACTCGGCCCTTGCCGATCCGCTTCTCGCGCACTGCTTCAGCGATGCGGCTGAAGCGCCCGCGCCGCCGTCAGCGCCTCCTTCGCCGGACGCCGTCGACGGTGGTTCTCCAGGCTCCGAACCTCCGCTCGCGGCGAACGACAAGCCCACGAGCGCCGAGCGCGCTGGGTACTGAGGAAACGCCATGACCGTCGGCTACTTGATCGCGCAAGACCTCGTCGACGCGATCAGCGAGCCGACGTACATGGCGATTTTCGACGACACCAACAGCGGAGATCGGGCGACGGTCGACGCGTCCAGTGGAGTCGTCGGTCTGATGCGCCGCGCCCACGCGCGATGCGTCGCGCTGCTTCCGCGCATCTATACGGCCTTCCCGCCGGAGTCCCCCGCTGGCATCCCCACGGGCGGCGACCAAATCCCGATCCTCCTCAAGGATCTCGAAGTTCAGCTCCTCACGATGTATGCGTGCGAGCGTCATCCGGAGCTGATGAAGACCTACGGCATCGCTGGGCCGGCGGAAGCGTCGTGGCGTGCGTTCGCGAAAGACATCGCGGAAGCCGCGCTCATGGTCGCGCCTTCCGACAATCCTCCGCAGCAGCAGCCGGCGAACGTCGGCGGTGTGGTGCACTCCGGATCGTCCACCGATCCGACCAAGACCGGCACGCGCTACTTCGCGGACGGCACCTCAGACTTTTGATGCTCGCCCTCACCCTCGACGACGCCGACTTTCTCCACGACGCCGACCGAGGCCTCGACACGCTCGAGCACGCGACCGATCGCGCCGCCCACAACGCAGGCGACGAAGGCGTGCGCGCCGAGCAGGCCGATCACCCGTATCAGGACCGGACGCAAAACCTCACAGGCGGCGCGCACGTCGAACCGACCGGCGACGGCACCCCCGGCGTCGACATGGTGTGGCCCGCGGACTACGCGAGCTTCGTGAACAACGGCACCGAGCGCGCGAAGCCATATCCGTTCGCGCCGATCGCGGAAGAGCGTGCGGATCAAGTTCTCCACTACGACCTCGCGAACGCGGTCGATGCATTCACGGACGACGTCAGCAAATAGGGGTGATCGATGGCCGACCAACTCGGCACCGTCCAGATCCCCGCCCTGGCGACTGACGCGCCGCTCGGCGATCCGTTCCTCGGTTACCTGCTCGGCTTCTACGCGCAGGCGCTCACGAACGCGCTCGCGGACGTGTGGGCTGTCGCCGCGCCGAACGTGCCGGTCGTTCGCACGACCGACGCGCGTGACCCGTCGACGTACACGCTCACGACGACCGAGCTCCCGGCGCTCTTCATCGACCGCATGGGTTGGGACGAGACTGTTTGGGAGGCGACCGACTACGGCCGCGTCCCTTCTCGGCTACGACTTTGGTGGGTGCTCCCGCGGCTCGAGCTCAAGTGGCGCCGGCAGCGCTCGAACATCACGAACGCGGCCTACGCCGCGCTTGCGTTCGGCACCGACTGGACCGGCCGCGTGCCGGGCTATGTCGTTCCCGGCGATCTCGACCCGGTCGCAGCCTCGAAGGGCTCGCTGATTTGGAAGTACGCGAAGATTTGGTCGCTCGACTTCAAAAAGGGCGGTCCGCAGAAGCTCGTCATCGACCTCGGCAAAGAAGGCAAGCAAACCTTCGACGCGGTCGTCTGGAACATCGATTGTTCCGAGCGCCTCACGAACGACATCACGCAGCGGTCCGCTCCGCTCGCCGGGCTGACGGATTCCGTCGCCGACGACGGGTTGCCGCTCATCTCGATCTCCGCGCAGCTCCGCGCGTCGAGCATCACGCCGAGCTCCGGCACGCATCTCGGCGGAACGCCCATCACGATCTACGGCACGCAGTTCGTTGACGGTCTGACCGTCTCGATCGGCGGAACGCTTTGCGACCAGGACTCGCCGGGCGTCTCGGCCGACGGCACGAACATCACGGCGACGACGCCGCCCGGCACGGTCGGCGCGCGCGACGTCGTCGTCACGAATCCCGGAGGCGAGACGGTCACAATGATCGGCGCCTTCACGTTCACCTGACGGAGTCACCGATGAAGGTTCGCAGCAACCCGAAGCACTCGCCCGCTGCGGTGATGTGGCCCTTCCTTCGCGGCGTCTACGTCGGCGCGAGCGTCGACGTCGAGGCGTCCAAGAAGGCGGGCGCGCCTCGCTACAAGTTCGACGAAGAGCCGGTCGATCTCGGCGCGGACTTCTTCAAGCGCGCGCCGCTCGAGTACGCCTATTTCGTCAAGAAGGTCCTAGAGGAAGAGCTCCTCGCCGCGGACGAAGAGATGGCGGAGGCCGCGGGCGTGAAGCTCGAAGTCGTGAGCGCCGCCAAGGCGGCCTCGGCCGAGATCCGCTCGATGGCTTCCGACATGGCGAAGCTCGTCGCCGACGAGTCGGCCAAGCCCGGACCGCCGCCCGCCGCGGCTTGAACCGATTCCGCGCGCGCCGCGCGCTCTGACACGTCGCCGCTCTGGACGCGGCGCGAAGGGACACATCCATGTCGTACGCGATCCCCGGCTTCGACGACACCTGGCTCTTGCCGTTCTTCGGCATCCAGATCAACCTCGCCACCGGCCCCAATCTCGCTCCCGGCGAGATGAACGTGCTCCTCATGGGGAACCGCACGAGCGCCGGCAACCTTGTCGCCGACTCGGAGATCCGCCAGGTCTTCTCGCGCACGGACATCAACACCGCGGCCGGCGAAGGCAGCGAGCTCGCGCTCATGGGCCTCGCCGCACTCGCGGCCGCTCCGAACGTCTCGCTCTTCCTCATGGCGATCACCGAAGCCGGAGGCGGAGCCGCGGCGACGGTCACGATCACCGTCACCGGCTCGCCGACAGCGGCCGGCACCTACGCCCTCTGGATCAACGGCAAGAAGATCAGCGCGAGCTACGCGAGCGGCGCAAGCGTCACGACGATCGCCGCAGCCATCGTTGCAGCCGTGAGCGCGCAACCCGATTGCCCATTCACCGCGGCCAACGCCGCCGGCGTCGTCACCCTCACGAGCCGCAGCAAGGGCATCCGCCAGAACGACTGGATCCTCTACCAGGACACCGTGAACGCGTCGGGCGCGGCCTTCGCGATCGCCGGCTCGGCCAACGTGAACAGCTCCGGAACCGTCTCCGGCGTGCGCGCGGGCGCATCGGCCGGCACCGGCACGGACAGCGTCACGACGGCGCTCGCCTCGGCGAACTTCCTCAACACGCGCTGGGCGCGCATCGGCGTCGCACAAAACGACGTCACGAACGCAGCGCTGGTCAAAGCCGCGCTCGCCGCGCAGGCCGCGGTGACGAAACAGGTCTACGACCAGGCCTGCTACGGCTTCAATGGCACGCAGTCGAACACGGCGACGCTCTCGCAGACGACGCTGAACGACCCGCGTGAGAACGTCTTCACCTGCCGCAACTGCGAGACGCATCCCGCGCTCATCGCGGCCGGCTGGGCGGCGACGCGCGCCGCGGTCGAGGCCGTCTCGTACGTCCCGGACTACGACGGTTACGACTGCTCCGCCTGGGTCGCGCCGCAGCGATTCGGCTCGGACGTGTGGCTCGACTCGGAAGCCAACGCGCTGCTCAACGCGGGCGCATCGCCGATCACGACCGTCAACGGTGTGGCGAAGCTCACGCGCGGCGTGACGACGTACTGCCTCAACGGCTCGTCGCAGGATACGCGCTGCCTCGACATCGGCGACGCGGTCGTGCCGGACCAGTTCGCGCTCGCGCTCACGAACCTTTACTGGACGCAGTTCCGCGCAGCGAACCCGCGCGTCGAGGCCAACCCGGACTTCGCGAACGGCGAGCCGTTCCCGGCGGCTGGCATCGGTTACCCGCTTCTCTGGGATCAGACGAAGAAGGCCATGATGGCCGACTGGGCAAGCGGCGCCGTCGGCTCGACCCCGTGGGCGTCGAGCATCAAGGACACGTTTAGCGGGACGAATCCGAAATACCCCGTCGTGAGCGGATTCGACGACGTCGCAGAGCGCATCACGGGCGCGACGACGATCGTGCCGGTGCGCGTCGCGCACACGATCAGCGAGATCATCAACCAGGCCGCGGCCTGACGACACCCGCGCCGCGCTGACCCTGCCGCCCACGTTGGCGCGCGGGGCGGCGGCGCATGACCCAACGGAGTCACGCTCATGGCGCAAGTGCAAACACGCTACTGGCCGATCTTCATCAACTCGAAGAAGGTCGCTGAAGCGCACGAACAATCGTTCGACGTGAATCCGAACAAGTCGATCTTGTTCGACGCGGAAGGCGCGGCGGGGCTCGCCATCGGCGCGGCTCACACGCAGATGACGCTCAGCGCGATCGACCCGATCGGCGGCACGACGATCGACTGGATCGCCCAAGCGCTCCAAACACAGCTCGTCGAGGTCGCGTTTCTTCAGCCAAGCGGCACGTTCGTCACGCAGCAGATGACCGTCACGAACGTCCAGAAGAAGTCGAACGCCGAAACCGGGCGCTCGGACATCTCCGTCACGTTCCTCGGCCTCGCGCCGAAAGAGACGTGATCGAGAATGGCTAAATTCTCGGACATCGTCGCCGGCACGCGCGCGTTCAGCGAGCCCGAGACGATCGAGATCGCGCCCGACGTCAAAATCACCATCCGGTTTCGGTGCCTCACGCCCGTCGAAGCCCAAGGCGTCTACGGCGCCGCGCGCGCGGAAGCCAAAGGCCTCGGCGTCGAGGCGCCCGAGTTCGGCGAGCCGATCTACGACTGCGCCATCGCCAAGCACACGATCGCCGTTGCGCTCGTCGACCCCGACAGCAAGCCGGGCGAACCGCTCCCGTTCTTCGATGGTGGCATCCGGCAGGTGGAGCAGTCGAAGCTCCTCACCACGGACGTCATCGCGTACCTCTTCGAGCTCTGGCAGGCGTACAGCGAAAGCGTCTCGATCCAGAAAGACGACCTGAACGAGACGACGTTCGGGCGGATCCTCGAGGAGGCGTCGGTCGGAAACCTCCGCCCTTTTTTGCGGCGACGGCGCGGCTCGCAGTTGAACTTCACGCGTTCTTTGGCCGCCCGTCATGTGAGCTTACTGAGGAGCAACTGGCCCTCTACGTCTGGCTCAACCCCGACGCCCGCGACGCCGTCCGCGAGCTCTTCGCCCGCATCCCCGCCGGAGGCTCACCAGCCGCCCGCTGAATAATCCGAGGTCACCAATCGATGTCTGCGTTCTCGCAAGTCGAACAGGTGGCCGCAGCACGAAAGCCCGTGCACACCTGCGTCGTGCCCCTTTCCGCGTTCTCGGACGCCTGGAAAGCGCGCCCGAAAGCGCCGGTGTGCGCGGGCTTTCGTGCTTTGTCCGCCGCGGACGTGCGCGAGATCCGCAACATGGCGAGCGAAGAGGCGTGGAAACTCCACGAACGCCCCCTCGACGAAGCCAATCGCATCGACGCGTTCAACGACGCCCTCATGCGTCTCGCGGTCGCGCGATCATCGTGCGACCCGAACGACGTCGAGCGACCGTGGAGCGTGCTCGGCGTCGCGCGCGACGACAACGTCGCCATCGCCCTCAGCGAAGGCGGCGTGAAGATGCTTTACGACGAAGTCGAGCGCGCGAGCGTCTTGGCGAGTCCGACGCGCGCCGACGCAACGAACGCCGACGTGCTCGAGCTTTTCGATCTGCTCGAAACGACGCTCGACAAGATGACGCCCGAGCGCGCCGCGCGCGTCCGTCGCTGGCTCGGGTTCTGCCTCGACGAGATCCGCGCGTTCGCGGTGAACGAGGAGCCTGACGGTGGCTGAGCTCCGCGTTCGGATCGGTCCATCCGTCGACCGCGCGGCTTTCGACGCGGCGTTCTCGTCGATCGGGCAGTCCGCGAAGCGCGCGTTCGAAAAGGTCGCGAGCGAATCGGCGAAGGCTGGCGATCAAGAGGTTCGCGCGGCGAAAAAGACCGCGGCGACGGTGGGCCAAACGCGGCTCACCGAAACCGAGCGCACCGGCCGCAAGGTCGCCGACGCCGTCGCGCGCGAGGAGCGGAAGAAGATCGCCGCTGCCGAGCGCGCCGCGCGCGAGCGCGCAGCCATCGAGGTCATGCACTTCCGAGGGCTCACGGCGCAGCACCGCGCCGCCGAGCGCTCCTCCGCGCGCATGTACACGGAGATGCAGCGGCAGGCGAAAGACGCCGCCAACGCGATGAAGTTCGAGGCAGCGAAGGCGCGGCCGCGATTCGGCGTGAGCCTCGGTCACGGCGCCAGCGTCGCGATGAGCGGCATTTGGGGCGCAGGCGCGTCGCTCGCTCGCATGGGCCTCGGCGTCGCCGGGGACATCGCCCACGCGTACGGCGTGAACACGAGCGTCGGCACTGCGATGGAGCGCAACGCCGATCTCGAGACGTTGGCGATGCAGATCACCAACGAAGCGCACGAGAAGGGCCAGGCGTTCGCGAATCCCGAAGACCTGAAAGAGCAAGCGTTCAACGTCGGCAACAAGACCGGCACGAGCGCCAACAAGGTCATGGAGGGGTTTCAGGAGTTCGTCGGCAAGACGGGCGACCTGAAGACGGCGTCGGCGACGATGGAACAGTTGGCCAAGATCGCCAAGAGCACCGGCTCGTCATTGAAGGACGTGGTTGGTGCGGCGGCCGATGTCAGCAATCAGCTCGGCGACATCCCCAACAAGGGCGCCAAGGTCATCAGCGTCATGCAGGGCTTCGCGGGCGAGGCCAAGCGGGGCGCGGTCCCAATGCGCGCACTGGCGTCGCAGATGTCGAAGGTCGTTGCGTCCGCCAACATGTACGAGGGCGACGTGGGCCACAACATGGTCCTACTCGGCGCTCTCGCTCAGCAGACGAAGCTGCGCGGCGGCGCGGCGAACGCAGCGCAAGCAACCACGGCGGTCAATTCGTTGTCTTCCGTCTTCCGTACCAAGGCGCGCGTCGCCGCATTCGACAAGGCCGGCATCAACATAAACGGTGCGGGCGGCAAGCTCAAGGGCATCGACGACATCATCGTCGAGTCGTTGCAGAAGACGCAGCGCGGAACGCGCAGCCAGAGCAACGTCGCCCTGAATAATCTCTGGGGCGGCAAGCTGCCAGGGAAGACGATCGGCGGCGTTGAAGACGTCTTCCGTTCCACCTACGCCAGCGCAAGCGGCACCGAACAAGAGCGTCTTGCGGAGGCGACCAAGGCGGCGCGCAAGACGCTCGATGATCTGGTGCGCTCCGGGATGGACGAGAAGGAAGTGCAGGACTCCTTCACGCGCGCGATGCAGACCGGTCAGTCGCAGGCCGAGCTCTGGAACAACGCGACGCAGAAGGCAGCGGGCGAGATGCAGAAGCAGCTCTTGCCGGCGATGATCGCGTTCACGCCGAAAGTCGTCGAGGCCGCAGGCGCGTTCGCGCGATTCATCGACTTCCTCGCTGGTAAAGACCATCCGCCGGACGGAAGCCCGCTCAGCCAGGACATGGACGCGATCCACAAGGCGATGCGCGCACCGGGCGGCAAGGTCGACAAGGCGCTCGTCGACAAGGCGATCAAGGACTCGCAAGTCCTCGGCGCGGCGGCGACGGAAAAAGAGAACGAGGCGCGCGGTCTGAAAAACAACCGAGCCGGGAACGTCGCATTTCACGCCGCCGACATTGCTGGCTCGAGCCACATGGATCGCTACACCGACTTCACCGGCCTCGGCGGCATCTACGACTTCGTCAAAAACATCACGAGCGGCAAGGCCGGCAAGGCGGCTGACGCGGAACAATCGACGGCGGCGCGCCAAGCGAAAGACGCGAGCGATCAGGCGATGAAGGCATTCGACGAGCTTCGTTCCGCCACGCTCAAAGTCCACATCGTCTCGAGCGACGTGAAGGCCGGCGAAGTGAACGGCGCGGCGACCCCGTCCACCGACACGCTCTCGCATCACCCGAGCGGACCGTAACCCTCATGTTTTGGGACAATGTTCAGCAAGCCTCGTGGGCCGGGTTCCCGTTCCCCGTGAACGAGATCCAGATCATCGGGCAGGCGCGCATCTACGTGCACGAGTACCCGCACGCCGACGGCGGGAACATCGAGCCGCTCGGCCGCAAGCCGTACCGCATTCGGATGCGGATGACGATGGACGAAAACGACGTGTTCTATCCGGACGCGTACCCGACGCAGCTCGACAACCTGCGCTTCCTCGCCGAATCCGGCACGTCAGCGAAGCTCGTGATTCCGAACGTCGGCACCATCACGGCGTTCTGTCCGAGTTGGACCCAGACGTGGCGCGCGACGGTGCGCAGCGGAGAAAACGCGGACTACGAATTCATCGAGGATCAGCGCGCGACGCTGAAGCAGGTGTTCTTCACCGGCATCTCGTCGGCGACGTCGATGCAGCAAAAGGCAAGCGACCTCACGGCGCAAAAGCCCACGCTCGACGCGCTCGGGACCGATCCGTCGCTCCTCACGAACGTCCTCAACGCCGCGAACGACGTCATCGCAATTCGCGACCGCGCGGATCTCACCGCGCAGCTCGCCGCTGACAAGATCGCGTCGCTCAACAACGCGCTCGCTGCGCTCGACGACGCGCTCACGACGCCCTACGCGGTCAATGTCATCGAGTCGCTGAAGCAGCTCTGGCAGACGAACATCGACTTCGCGCAGGACGTGACGTCGACGCTCGCGCCGCCCGCGACGTACACGGTGCCGTCGCTCCTCGGCATCGCGGACGTGAGCCGCAACATCTACGGCGACACCGCGCACCAGGTCGACTTGCTCGCGTGGAACGCGATCGAGGACGCGTTCGCAATCCCGGCGGGCACGCCGATCCGATACCTGCCGAACGCGGCGTGATTCAGCGAGGCCGCTCCGATGGCGATCGACACCTACGCCGTCGGCGACGACCGCGTGCAGATCCGCACGGCGGACGACACGCTCCACATCTGCACGAGCTACGACGTTCAGACCGGCATCTTCAATCAGCCGAGCACGTTTTCGGTGCGTCTCGGCGACGGCTCGACGGCCGCCGCGCTCCTCAGACGCTTTGGTCCAAACACGCCGTTTCAGCTCCTCGTCGGCGGCAGGCCGCAGTTCAGCGGCTACGTCGAAGGGCGCGCCGCAGACGGATCGGCGAATCAGGGCACGGAGATCAATCTCCACGGCCGCAGCATCCTCGCCAAGCTGCTGACCGACCTCGAAAAAGAGGCGAGCTTCAACGGCAAGACGCACCGCGAGCTCGTCGAAAAAGCGCTCGCGGATCTCGAGATCGTCAAACCGTTCTCGAACGGCGCGCGCCCGAGCGTCATCGCTAGCAATGCCGACGCGAGGCAGGCGCGCAGCGGGACGAACATCTCGGCGTACGGCCCCGACGACTGGAACGCGATCCTCGCGATGCCGGCCGGCAACGAGGGCGACACGTACCCGGTCCTTCGGACGAAGCTCGCGGAAAAGTACCTCGACCTCATTCGCAAGCACCTCGACACGGTCGGGATGTTTCCGTGGGACTCGCCGACGGGCGACGTCATCATCGGGCGGCCCAACTGGCGACAGAAGCCCGCGGCGCGCGCCGTCCGCAAGACGGGCCGCGCGTCGGCGACGAACATCGAGGGGCACCGGTTTCGCGAGGACTACTCGCAGCGCTTCAGCGAGATCGCCGTCTACGGCAAGACGCACGGCCGCAAGTACAACAAGTACACGGTCAGTGGCGCGTTCACCGACGACGAGATCGTCGCGCTCGGCATCCACAAGGTCAAAGTCCTTCGCGACGTGAACGTCACGTCGATCGCGCACGCTGAGGCGATTGCAAAAAAGCATCTCGCCGCCGGACGCCGCGCGGCCTTCACGCTCGAATACAAGATGCGCGGTCACACGACCGAGAACGTGCTCACGGGCGGACAGCTCGTGTGGGCGCCGGACATCACGGTCGACGTCATCGACGACGAGCTCGGCCTGTCGGGAACGTACTACCTCGAGTCGTGCCGCTTCTCGCGCGACAAGGACGGCACGCACACGACGATCAAGCTGCTCGAGCTCGCGACGCTCATCTTCGGCGACGACGACGGGCCGCCGGGCGGCATCTCGGCGAAGTCGAACGCCGCGACGACGCTCCCGTCTGGACAGAAATCGTATTTCGTTGCGGCCGACACGAGCCTCACGGACCTGAGCTTGCAGCTCTACGGTGACGCGAAGCACATCCCGAACATCACGTCGCTCAACCCGACCGCGTATCAACAAGCGTCGCCGCACAACATCTTTTCGCCGGACGGCTTCTATGTCCCGGCCGACACAACGATCGTCTACGTGCCCGGCGCCGCGCCGGAAGGGGTCTGAACGTTGGAAATCGGCATCCTCATCGGCGCCAAGTACAACGACGGCGGCGCGCTCGAGTCGCAAGTCGCTCTCCAGGGCAACGATGCGTCGTGTACGCCGGGCCTCGCGTACTCGCCGTTCGGGTTCAAGGGCCGACCTCGCAGTGCTGACCCGCCCGACGCGCAAGGCAACTACCAGAACGGCGCGCTCGTCCTCTACTGGTACGAGGGCAGCGTCCTTCACACGATGCCGCTCGACGACGGGCGACGGAGCACGAAACTCCCTCAGCTCGACGAAGGTTGCAGCATCTTCTACGCGGACGTCGATGACGCTTACGCGCAGTGGGCGACTGACGGATCGCTGAACGTCAAGACCGCCAACGGCAAGATGAACGTGGGCGACGACCCCGTCGCACTCGCCCTGGGGTCGGCGCTCAAAGCTCTGCTCGATGCCATCGCGGGCGTCACGGCGAGCAATACGGAGACTGGCCTCGCAGCGCTACAGCAGGCCATCAAGACGATCACCGACATCCAAACCAACACGTTGATGGGCACCTGAGATGGCGATCCCTCCCATCGGCGCAGGCTCCGCGGTCGCCGGCGGCGGCTACGCTGGCGCGGACATCCCAGGCCTCTCGCCCGTCGTTGCCCCGATCTCGAACCCGGAGTTTTACGTTCCGCTCGCGCGCGCGACCGCGCTCAACGCCGACGGCTCGATTCAGACGCTGCACCCGGTCGATCAAGAGGTCATCTTCGACCTATCGAACAAGCTCGGGAGCGTCCCGAACGATCCGACGCGAGGGCTCGACACCGACGCAATCCGGCGCGCGCCTGACAGTCGCAAGCTGCTGACCGCGCAGGACCGCGTGAACGTCTGCCTCGCGAAGTCGATCGCGAACGGCGACATCACGGTGGACGACGTCTCATTGCAGGCGAACCCGCCGCCGGGGCGCCTCGGCATCTCGATCACGTACACGAACCTGCGCACGAAAAAGACGGCGCCGCCCGTCACGCTCTGAGGTCCGATGGCCGCTCCCGTTCTACCCGACGCGCTCGTCGTTCCGAGCCGCGACGACATCGCCGCGACTTGGAAGCGCGACCTGCAGATCGCCGCAACGCGCAGTGGCATCACCATCTCGGTCGCCGACGGGTCGCTGCCGGATCTGAAGTCCAAGGTCTTCGCCGACTCGATGCTGCCCCTCTACGGCGAGGCCGCGCGGCAATCGAACGTCGGCACGCTTGACGGCAAGAGCGGGACTGAGCTCCAGCAGGAAGCGGTCGACTCGGGCTTGCCCGGCCAGCTCGCCGCCGCGGGCGCGTCGGGCTTCGTCGTCATCCGGGGCGCGACCGGCGGAGGCTTCATCACGGCGGGTGCCGAGATCCGAAACCTCGCCACGGGCAAGCGGTATCAGTCGCTCGTCTCAGGGCTCTACACGCCGGGCTCCCTCGTCACCGTTTCAGGCATCGACACCGGGCCAAGCACGAACGTCGCCGCAGGCACGATCCTCACCTGGACGTCGCCGCCTCCGGGCATCGACGCGAGCGCAACGGTGTTCGAGGACTCCGACGGCAACGGCCTCACCGGTGGGCGCGACGTCGAGACGGACCAGCAGATCCGCGACCGCATCCGCGCATCGCGCTCGAATCCGGCGGCGTCGGGCAACGACGCCGCGTACCAGACGGCGGCGATGCAGACGCCGGGCGTCGGCATCCAGGCCGTGTTCACGATTCCGGCGATCCTCGGCCCCGGGTCGTCGTGCCTTCTCTTTCTGCTGCGGCCCGCGTCGTCGGGTCAGTCGCGCGTCCCGAACAACGCGCAAATCGGACTCGTCAAAGGCTACGTCACTGGACAGATGCCCAAGGGCGACTCGGTCACCTACGGCACCGTGATCGAGCAGAGCACCGACATCGAGATGACTGTCGTTTGGGCCACGGGCGTCGCGCAATGGACCGACGGCGTCCCGTGGCCGCCTTTCTCCGCGGTCGCCGACTACGGCGTCTCGAATGACACCGTGCCCACGGCGACGTCGTTTTCGGTGAGCACGTCCGACCCGAGCCCGGTGACGCCGCAAGCCGGCCAGACCGTCGCGCTCTTCGATCGCACGAATCTCGTCTTCGTCGAGAAGCGCATCGGCGCGGTGACGACGATCAGCGCGGGGCACTGGACGCTCACCATCGACACGACCGACAACGCGAGCGACACGCAGTTCACGCCCGCCGTCCTCGATCCGGTTTCGCCGTGGAGCGATTCGCTCAACCTGCTCCCACCGCTCGTCGCCGCGTACTTCGATGGGCTCGGCCCCGGCGAGCAGGTGAGCTCGTTTTTCGACGCGGGCTATCGGCAGCGCCGCTCGCCGCCCGATCCGCAGTTCTGGCCCATCTCGCTCACCACGAAGATGCTCATTCCGATCTTGCAGCTCTCGGCGATCGGCGACGCGGAGATCAAGAGCCCGTCCCTGCCGCATGCGCCCACCGTCGGCACGCCAGGCGTGTCGAGCAACCTCCTCACCTTCGGACGGTTCGCCGTCCTGCCGGGATAGCCCACGATGACCACCTCACCCTTCGATGCAAGCCCGGCTCGGCGTCCGACGCTCCAAGACCTCGGCGGCGGCGCGAAAACCGAAGAGGATCCGAAGCCGAACCCGGTGACGATGATCACCGCGGACGACGCGAATCAGTGGGGCAACGTCGGCGCCGGAGTTGGCGCGGTGTGCCCGCTTGCGATCGTCGTCGTCACGCAGACGGCGGGCGCGTACTCGGTGGCGAGCGTTCGCGCGCCTGGGACCGGCGTCGTCGCCGGAACGTTTACGGTCACGAAGAACGCGACCGGCGACGTCACGCTGTCGTGGACGGCTGGGGTGCTGCCCGGCACCATCGCCGCGCACGCGAGCTTGCAGGGCGGCCTCGGCGACTACGGCGCTCAGGTGACGCTCCCGTCCGCGACGAGCGTCGAGATCAAGATCAAAGACAACAGCGGCACCGCGCAAGAGTGCTCGTTCACGATTTTCATCTACTGACCCATGCCCGTCCTCAGCGCCTTCACGCCGATCGGGTTGCTCGAGCTGAGCGCCTCCGACTCGGACGCGAAAAACATCTACGCGACGATCAAGGCGCAGATGGCCCCCGCCTTCAAGGTCGACGACACGACCTACGAAGGTTGCGAGGTATACGCGATTGCGATGGCCATCGCGCGCGCGCGCAAGATGCTCGAACGCGTGCCGCGGGAGATGCACCCGCTCACGTGCTTCGATCTCCTCACGACGAACGAGAAGGATTGGGCGTGCGTTCCGACCGCGTCGGACACGCTCTACCAGCGGCAACTCCGCATCGCGGCGCGCAAGCTCCTCATGCGCGGCTCGCGCGAAGAGGCGATCGTCACGGATCTCATCGCCGCGATCGGCTCGGACTTCCTCAAGATCAATGCGCTGCCCGCGGGCGACGCGGTGAACTTTCCGGCGACGGCTACGGATGTCGGGACGTTTCCGAACCCGAACCTCGCGCCGAAGTTTTATCAGACGACGACGAGCGTGCCGGTGACGGGCATTACGTATCCGCTCGTGCTTGCCGCGGTGAACGCGAGCGACGCGCCACTCGTTGGCGAAAAGATCACCATCGAGCCTGACGTCGTGGGCAACGCGGAAGCGGTGACGGTGACCGCGGTGTCGCCGGGCACCGCTGCGGGCGGCCCGTCGCCGTACACGGTGTTTGCGACGTTCACGAAGGCCCACTCGGTGGGCGCGTGGGTCGGGACGGCGATGCCGTTGTGGCTCTCGAATCGGTATCAGCTGCAAGTCGTCATCACCGACGCGGCGAGCAAGAGCGCCGTGAAGCGTAGCGCCGCGAATGCGGTCTTGGCGCGCCACTGCCGCACTTGTGAGCGGTGGAAGCTCGTCGCCGCGTCGAGTGCGTCTCAAGTCGGTCCGTTCGTTTTCGGCGCCGGACACAACATCTTTGGCGCAACGGCCCTCGGGTCGAGCGCCGTGAATTTCTGAGGGACGATGGCTCATCATTCCAAAGTTTGGCCGACACCTCCGACGGACGGCGTCGACTCGCTCACGGCTGCGGAGGCCATCGCGCTCGACAACGGGCAGTTCGGAGCGATCGACGGCGATACGGGCGGCACTTGGGCGCCGTCCGCGGTCATCGAGATCGGCGGCGCAGGACTTCAGCTCGACAAGGCTCTTGAGAACGTCCGCGCGCTCGGCAACGGAACGTACGTACTCGACGCGAGCGGACCGGATCTGATCCTTCTCTGCACCGCGTCGTCCGGAAACTGCTCGATCGATCTTCCCGCCGCGTCCGCGTCGCTGAACCGCGTCGTCAAGATCAAGGCGCAGTCGGTGAGCGGCGGCGACATCCTCATTGTCCCGAACGGCACCGACACGATCGAGGGCCTCAACGCCGATTACACGCTCACGACGAGCGGCAGCTTCATCACGCTCGTGGGGATCACTGGCGGCTGGGCGATCATCGGGCGCGGAGAGAACATCGCGAGCAAGACGTTTACTGCGTCGCAGTCGAACGCGTTCCTCGTGCCCGCCGGATGCCACTACGTCGAGCTCGACATGTGGGGCGGAGGCGCGGGCGGCTCCGGCGGCGCCGCCGGTTCGAGCGGAGCGAGCGCAGCGTCTGGTGGTGGTCCTGGGGGCGGAGCGGCGAAGCGAAAGCGCGTGCGCGCTGCGGTCACGCCGGGATCGTTCTACGACGTCAACATCGGTGCGGGTGGTGCGGGTGGCGCTGCGGGCGCGACCGGAAACCTCGGAGGCACGACGTCGTTTCAGTTGCACGGCGGAGCGATCGTCGAGCAAGCCATTGGTGGCGGTTCCGGCACGTTGCCGGCAACTGTCAGCACGGGCGGAACGCTCGCTCCTGGCGGTACGGATAACAGCGCTCCGGCTGCGCAGGGAACGTCGTGGGCGAATACGCCCATCATGGGCGTCGCTGGACAAGGCGGCTTCGGTGGCAACGCCATCACGAACGCGCTGTCGACGGCCGGCGGCAGTAGTGCCGAGGGCAAGACGGGTGGCGCGGCGGGACTCAACGCCGGATTTGTAAGCACGTCACTCGGCGGCGGCGGCGGCGGTGGCGGCGGTGCTGGTCCGGGCGGCAACGGCGGTACTGGCGGCAACGGTGGAGCTGGCTCGGCCTCGGCTGGCGCTGCGGGATCCGGCGGCTTCAACCCGGCCGGCACCCAATCGACCGCTGCTGCGACAACCAACACTGGCGCGGGCGGTGGGGGAGGTGGCGGAGGTGGGTGCGGAACTTCCGGTGGCGCGGGCGGCGCTGGTGGTGGCGGCGACAGCGGCAAACTTACGATTTACTGGATCGAGTGATCGCTCACTTCACGCAGTAGAGCCACACGCCGGCATCACCAATCGGAGACGGAGAGCATCCGGTTTGCGGCGCCATACCTGGCGGACACGCAATCTCGTTCGGATAAGGTCCGTCGACGCAATTGCCCGCGGCGCAGTTCGTAGCCGGATTTCCAACGTCCGGCACGCACGCGCTCTGCGTGCAGCAGTAATCGCTATTCCCGACGCTCAGGCAATCGAGCGCCACGGGCGGCGTGTTATTCGGCTCGCACGAGTAGTGGTGCGCGCGACCGCACGCCGCCGCGCACTTGTCGTCGATGACGGGCTCACATTGCGAGTGAAGCACGTTCGGGTCGGCGACCGGATATGGGCACGAGCTCGCGTCGGTCGCCGGGTCCGCGTCGACTCCTGAATCGAGCGCGACGCCGAGCTTATGATCGTCGGCGCCGTCCGCGCTCCCGCCGTCGTCGAGCGGATCGCCCGCGGCACCGGAACAGCCCATCGCCAAAAAGGAAAACCCAACGGCCAAAAGCCACGCCCTCATGCGGCAAAACGTAACCGCAGAGCCACGGCGCGGCCACTGCACAACTCACTGAACGCGGACGACCGCGCCATGCGAGCAAAATCACTTCAGCGCATCGCCAAACACCGCTGCGGCGACGCCGAACGCCAGATACCCGATCCCGTGCGCGATGGGCGTGAAAATACTGGTTTCGGACGCTGATTGAACCGTGATCAGCGTTGCGCCAGCCACGCAACACGTCAGACACGCAGCAAAGCCGATCAGCACGCGCAAGACGCGACTGACGGACACCAAGTCCACGCGCTTGTGACCGCACCGCGGACACGTCTCCGCCGTCGAGGCGAGCGGTCCGGTCTGACACGCCGGGCACGCCATCAATTTCACACCAGCCATGCGTCCTCCTCTCGCGACGAGCGCGAAGAGCCGAGCGTAACGCCACGAGGTCTACGTGCCCACATCTCCGTTCTGCACGGTGCAGATCAGCGTCAACTCCGGCGGACCCCAGCAAGGCGGCCTCACGGTCGCGGGCGCATCGACCATCCAGCTCTCGCTCACGAACATCTCGCTCCTCACGTCCGTGCGATGGGAGATTTACGCGTACCCGCCGAGCTGGCCGACGCCATCGGGCTGGACGCTCGACGCGTCGACCGGGATCATCTACTCGACCGACACGACGCCCGCGCTCATCACGCTCGAAGCATCGAGCGTGCGCTGGGGCAAGTGGCTCGTGCGCTGCATCGGCAACGGCGGCACGAAGAACGGCGTTCCTCCGGTCAGCGATCCGATTACCGGGAGCTATCTGCCGAACGACGTGATCGACATCGCGAGCGGATGGCAGGTGCTCTCGCCGAATCACTCGCTCGTCGACGTGGCGCTCTACGAAGGGACGCAGTTCGGCGCGCTGCTCCGCTGGGTCGCCGGACTCCAGACGTCGCTGCGTCAGATCGACGGCATCACGGGTGGCGGAGGCGGCTCCTCAATCGTCCAGCACGCCGGCCAGACCGGCGACTACACGGTCACCGAGACGAGCGGCATCGTCTACGTCGGATTCAAGACGTTCGCCGCGCCGCACACGCTCACCGTGCCTGCGGCCCCCGGCAGTCCGCTCGTGGTCATCGCATACAGCGAGGACGACTCGATCACCGACACAAACACGCTCACGTGGACGGCGGGCGGCACCGTGCAGTTCGAGCGCGCGAACACCAGCGCGACGACCTTCGTCCAGAACCGCACGACGTTCGGGAAGAACGGCAAGTGCCAATTCCACTTCGACGGCCTCCTCTACCGCGCGGATTCCTAATGAAAAACCTCTTCGCAAAACTCGGCGCTCGCATCGTCGCCGCGTGGCTCTTCGCGTGCTGGTTCGGCTGGCGCTGGCTCGTCGCGCTCCCCGCGCTCGCGATCCTCGCGCTGGGCGGACACGGCGCGTACGCCGACCACGTCGCGCTCGCGCAGCTCCGCGCGCAGATGGCCTCGCCGCAAGTCGCGGTCATTGACCCCGCGGCGCTCGCCGACGCGGCGAAGCACGGGCACAAGCTCGGCGCGCCCATCTACACGAACGCGGGCGACTTCATCGTCACGTCGGGCGGCAAGCGCGCGGGCCTCGAACAATTCGGCGCGCACGGCGACGGGACCACGAACGACTCGGCCGCGATGACCGCGGCGCTCGCGGCGCTCTCCGGTGGCGGCACGCTGCATCTCGGGTGCAACAAGACGTACCTCGTCGGCGCGTCGTCGCCGTACACGGTGCCCACCGGAGTCTCGATCATCGGATGCGGTGACACGAGCATCGTCAAAACGGCGACAAACGCCGCGGTGTTCGTTCCCGGCGGCGAGTTCACGCAGTACGAGGGGTTTCAGATCCTCGGCAGCGGCGTCGGTACGAGCCAGATCGGAATCGCGAACCAGCCAGTCGGCGGCGCGACTGGCTTCCAACGCATGGTCGTGCACAATCTCACGTGCACGAACCTCGGCGAGACGTGCATCCTCACAAACAACCTGCCCGGTCCGACCGGCGGCGTCGTGCCGTATTACACGACCGAGCTCGACGGCATTCGCGTCTTCGGACCGAGCACGACCTACGGGCTCTGGCTCCTCGGCGAGTACTCGACCGCGACGAACATCAAGATCGACTCGGTCGGTGAAGGCATCCGCGCGCAGGGCGGCAATCAGACGTACAGCGGCGGCACCATCACGAACTGCACGACGGGTTTCCACCTCGTCGGCGGAGGCAACGATGCGCACGGCACGGTGACCGGGTTCCTCATCAACCACAACACGACGAACCTGCTCGTCGACAACTCGGCCGCGAATACCGAGCACTTCGTGAACGACGCCTTCTACGGCGCGAGCACGTCGATTCAGCTCGTCTCGTCGCACAACGTCTACTTCGACTCGTGCCAGATCGACGTCACCGATCTCTACCTCGACGGATCGATCGGGACGACGTTTTCGAACTGCACGTGGCCGGGCTCGTTCACGAACACGATTACGCAGAGCGGCTCGACGACATTCGCGACCGGGTCCAACGTCGACCTGAACGGCAACCCGTCGAGCATTGTCGCGGGCTCCGGCTGGGTGCTGGATACTCCGACTACGCCGCACGGAGCGCTCACGTGCGGCGGCGGGGGCAGCGACTTCGCGGTCACGATCGGACCCGATCCCAGTGCGGAGACGGCGGCCGGAACGATCCACATTTTGCCTATCGGCACGGCGCGCACCGCGACCAACTACGCGCTCCAATCCGACGGTAGCCACACCATCGTCGACGCCCCCGCGAACAGCTTCGTCTACCTCTACGAGGGCGGTTCGAATCAGCTCGCCGCCTTCTCGCTCGCGTCGAACACGATCGGCTTTTCCGACTCGCGCGCGGTCAACACGATCTTGGGGTCACTGTCGCTTACGCCCCGCACGACGACGTCGGCTCTGACGGTCGACAGCGGCGGCATCAGCGACCACACCATCATCGTCGACACGTCGGCCGGCGTCGTCACGGTCACGCTTCCCGCGCAAGTGGCCGGCGTGAGCCGTGATCTCTATCTCATCGACAAGTCGAACAGCTTCGCGACGCACAACTGCACGCTTGCGGAGCACGCGTCCGAGAAGATCGACGGGACCGCCGCGAGCAAGACGCTCGCGACGAACGGCGAACGCTGCTGGATCTCTGGCGACGGATCCGACTGGTACACGCGCTGTAACTGAGGAAGCACATGCCCAAAGTTCCCGATCCGCCCCCGACGCCGCCGCGCGGCGGCGCGCACGCCCATGTCGACCCGGCCGCGCTCGCTGAGCGTGCGGCGGACAGGGCGCACGACGCGATTCAGATCGCGCGGCACTCCGACGATCGCGCCTCCGAAGCGCTGCTCCTTTCGCGCAAGCACGCCGACATCATCGAGACGATTCCGGCGATGCACGTGAAGCTCGACCTCGCGCTGCGTCCCACCATCACGCCAGCGTACGTCCGCGTCTCTGCCGTCGCAGCAGCGGCGGCGATGATCGTCGGCGCCTGCGCGCTCGTCGCGCTCGTCGTCATCCTCGCCAAGCCCACGGCCGCCAGCGCATCGACGCAGGCCGCGGGCGCGCAGGCAAGCAACCGAATCGCAGCACCCGTCCCATGAACAACGACGACGAACGAACGACGCCGACCTCGCCCATTCCGCCGTCCTTCGACGACTTCGAAGAGACGACGATGAACGGTGTCGATGCGCTGCCAAAGCCCATGAAGAAGTGGGCGGAGTCGCAGTCGCGTCGCATTCGCAAGGTCGAGAAACACTTCGAGCGCGGCGGCATGGTCGCTGAGCTGCACTCGGACTGGACCGCGGTGAAGAAGGGCGTCGGTTTCTTCAAGTGGGCCGCGCCGATGGTCGCTAGCGCGATCGTCGCGTGCATCGTCGGCATCATCTGGCTCGTGACTCACGCCGCGACGCAGCCGCCTCCGCCGAACGCGCAGGACATCGCGCGCGAAGTCGCGAAGCACCAGGCCGCGCAGCAGAGGTAAAGGAAACGGCGCCGGCGTCTCACGACGCGGGCTGAAAGGTCGCCGCCACATAGAGCGACCAACCAACGGCATCGGCGCACGGGACGCCAAGGTCCCGCACGCCCGTGCCGTGACCGAAGCGTCGGCTGTCAGCTCCTATCCGAGCTGGGCCGTCGCGACCGTGATGTTTCGCGCGCCGCGTGGCGCGCTTCAGGAGAAATCGATCATGAAAAAGTTTGTGCTCATCGTCCTTCCGTACCTCATCGCCGGAGGCATCGGCATCGCCGGGTACGCCGCGCACTCGTCCGACGCGCTCGTCGCGATGATCGGCGCGTTCGTCCTCTCGGCGCTCGCGCACTACAACCTCACGCAGGACCCGAAGGCCCTCGGAGCGTCGAGTGACGCGGCTGCGAAGGCGGCGAACAAGATCGGCCCGGCCGTCGTGCTCTGGCTTCTCGTCGGCGGAGCGGTCGCGCTCGCGACCCATCAGGCGCCGACGACGGTGGAATCGGATTGCATGGTCGTCGATACGGTCGCCGCGCTCTCGCAGGCAGTCGGCGGCCCGCTCCTCGCGCTCGAGGGCTGCACGAATCAGCAAGCGACGCAGGTGAAGACGATCATCACCGACCCGAACGCGGCCCAATGCGTCGAGGCGGTGATCTCCGACGTCACCGGCAGCATCGACATCGCGGGGACGATCGCGCACTGCGGCGTCACCATCGAGCAGCTCGTCGCGTACCTCGAGAGCTACTTCTCGCGCGGCGACGGCGGAGCCGATGCGGCGGTCGCGGGCGCGAGCCCAGCCAAGGTGCAGCGCGTCCAGGCGCTTCTCGACGCGGCCAAGGCCTACCAAGCGGCGCACCAGTGAGCTTCGTCTCGGTCGAAGGCATCCCGCGGCAGTACGGCGGGCCCGCCGGATATGGCCACGCGGGCTACCGTCGCCGCGTGCTCGGGGTTTGGGAGAAGCTCCCTGGCCCCGCGCGATCCGCGTTCGATCACCTCGTCGCGCGCCTCGGTCTCGCGACGTCGCCCGCGCCGCGCGATCTCCGCTCGGCCGTGCTCGACCCGAAGGGGCCTGGCATCTTCGATCAGTCGAGCTCCAGCTCATGCACCGGCCAGGCGACCGTCGGCTCGACGATGACTCGGCTCGTCGTGATGGGCGCGCCGGCTCCGTACAAGCTCTCGCCCTTCGATGCGTACGCCAAGGGTCGACTCATCGACAACCCGAGCGCGCCGCTCGAAGACACCGGCGCGATCCCCGAGCAGGTAACGCGCGCGTGCTCCGAGATCGGGATCTGCGCGTATGACTTGCGACCGAACGATCCGACGCACGTGAACGATCACCCGACGTTCGGGCAGATCGAGCAGGGCCTTCGCACGGTCGTGCGCGGCATCTACGGCCTGCGCGGCGACGTCGAGGCGACAACGCAGATCGCGGTCTCGGCAGGCTTCCCCGTGAAGCTCGGCGCGCTCGTCGATCCGCCCATGGAGGAGTGGAGCGGCGGCGACCCGATCGGACCTCCCGATCCGGCGCGCGTGCTCGGCGGACACGCGATGTACGTCTGCGGCTGGGCGCCTTGGTCCGGCGGCGTCGAGTATATCCTCGGCAACTCGTGGGGCACGGGGTACGGCGAGGGCGGCTTCGTGCGCGTGAACGGGCTTTGGCTTCGCCAGGCGAGCGATTTCGAGATCACCGACGTGACCGCGTTGGAGGCAGCATGAGCCAGTTGCCGGGTTGGGTCGTCGACCCATTGAAATACTTCGCGGCGGACGTCAAAGCGCGAGAGGCGGAACGACGGAGTCGCATCGCGTATCGCGCCTGGGTCGAGGCGTCGGCGCGCGTGGGCGTGAACGTTGAGAAGCCGTGGGAAGAGCTTCTCCAAGACGAGAAGGCGCAGTGGTCCGACGTCTACGGCGTTTGTTGTCGCGCCGACCTCGACCACGAAGCGGGTGTCTCGTGAGCTTGTTCAAGTGCACCATCACGGCGATCGGCCTTGTTCTACTTTCGGCGTGCCGAGAACCACAAGCGCCCGCGGCGGACAGCGGCGACGCGTCCTTCGTGCTCGACGCTCCCGACGGCGGCATCTGTCCAGCGATGTGCGCGAACCTTCGCGCGATCGGCTGCGCCGCCGGCTCCGATCCGAAGTGCCTGCCCGCGTGCGCGCAGGACATCGTGATCTTGCCGCGCGCATGCTGGGCGAACGCGCCGACGAAAGCCGCGGCGATCGCATGCGGCGACGATACGACAGGACACCTCGCGTGCGAGTGATCGCTTTCCTCGCTGCGCTCGCGCTCGCCGGATGCAGTCCTGCATTCCACCACTTCGTCGGCGACGGCGTCACGCCAGGCACGTGGGGGGAGGGCGGTTACCTCCCGTGTCTCGGCTACGCGGCTCATTACTGCATGTCGACATCGTGCGAACGCGGCGGGTGCGTGACGACGTTTTCGTCGCCTGTCGTGCCGAAGTCGCAGCCGCTCCGCTGCGGGAGCGCGACGCGATGATCGGAAAGGACCCGCGCCCGAGCGAAGACCACATGCGGCGCGTGCGCGAGATGCACGCGTTCCTCACGCCCGCGCTCCGCGAGGTCGCGCGCCAGCACGGATACGCCCTCGCCGTCCACGGCTCGCTCGAGCGAGACATCGACCTCATCGCCGTCCCGTGGCGCGACCACCCGACGAGCGCAGAAGCGCTCATCGACGGGCTCTTCGCAGTCATCAAGGCCGTGGTCCACGCGACGTGGAGCGGCGGTCGCGACGAGAAGCCGCCGGCCGAGCAGAAGCCGCACGGTCGCCTCGCGTGGTCGATTGTCTGCGGGGGCGGTCCGTACTTCGACATCAGCGTCATGCCGCGCGTCGTCGCGCCGAAAGAGAAGCCGAAGCGAGCTCGCAAGTGAACTACGACCCAAACGACCCGACGAACCGCGCCGAGTTCGACGCGTACGAAGAGAGCCAGAAGCGCGAGCCCATCGCGGAGCGCGCGGACGATCTCGGCAACCGCGAGCCGTGGTGGATCTGGACCGCGGCCGCGGCGACGCTCCTCGCGGCGGTCGGCATCTTCGCTCACGCGCTCGGGGCCTGCTGATGTGCATGCTCCTGGCCGGCTTCATCGCCGATTACATCAATAAGCCCGCGCCGCGCACCATCCCGGAGATCAAGATCCGCCGGTACGTGCGCGACGTCGTAGACGCCGAGCCGGCCGAGGTCATCGATCTCGACGAGTACCGCGAGACGCGCGCCGCAGCGTGCCTCGTGCCTGGCTGCTACGCGCCGGCGACGCAGGGGCGGCACTCGTTCTGCGCCGCGTGCTGGCGAGCGCTTCCGCGCGATCTCCGCGTCGACATCCTCGTCGGGCGGAACGGTCGATTCGCCGCGCTCCGCGACTACGCCGTGCAGCGACTCGCGCGATGATTTGTTTCGAGTGCCGGGCCCGCGACGCACACCCGGAAGCGATCGGCCGATGCGAGCCGTGTGACGACGCGCTGAACGCGTTTGCGAACGCCGACTGGACGATTCCGAGCGCGGCCGAACTTCGAGCGAGGGAACGATGTCCACTCCCGACGACACCGACCGAACGCCAACCGCGTGTCCCGCGGCCAAGCGGTCCAGCGGAGAGCTGCGCATTCTCGTGACGACGTGCCCGAAGTGCGAAGGGCGCGGGTCCCTCGGCCCGTTCTCGCAGCCGCCGTCCGAGACGATCTGCGATCTCTGCAACGGCGGCCGCAAGATCGGTCACGCGGAAGCGATCGACTGGATCCTCACGAGCTCGTCGAGCGCGCCGCCTCCGCCCGACACCGAGCGGCCGTGAAAACGCTCGTGCTCACGTGCCCGGACGGTCATCGGCGCGAGTTGCCGAAGTGCGACGACGAGCTCCGCGCGGCGATCGAGCGGTGCGTCCGCGGGCGCGTCGCGCAGTGCGCCACATGCGGAAAGAAAATCGTAAGCGTGGAGGTCATGTCGTGACGGTCCTGATTCGACGCGCCGGCGAGCCGAGCCGCTTCGGCGACAGCTTCCACAACAGCGGCGGTCCCCTCACGTGGCGACCGATCATCGGGCCGACGCCGGAGCAGGACCCAAAGGGTCACTGGCAGAAGATGTTCGGCGACGACCTTGCGCTCGTCACGTGCGCGAACGGTCACGAGCTCCGCTTGAGCGGTCGCGTCCACCGCGTCGCGCCCGACGGCACGGTGACGCCCTCCGACGTGTGCACGGTTCCGGGCTGCACGTTCCACGAGTTTATTCGCCTCGAAGGATGGCCAGGACGATGACGACAACCCAAGGCATCGATGTCTCCGGCTGGTCCGGCAACCTCGACCTCGACAAGATCGCCGCCGAGTGCGCGTTCGTCTTTATGCAGGCGACGGACGGCGTCGGCACGATCGACAAGATGCTCATGCCGCGCTCCAACGCGCTCCGCGGCGTCGGGATGGGGAAGGTGCTCGGCTGTTACCACTTCCTCCGCGTCCGGCACGGCATGAAGCAGGACGCCGACGAGCAGTGCAAACAGTTCCTCGACGCGCGCGCGAACGCCGGATGCCCGCTCCCCGCCATGCTCGACATCGAGCTCGGCGAGCCAGGATCGAGCAACCGCGCGGCGACGCATGACGAGGTCCGCGCGGCGCTCGAGCTCTTCATCGAGACGAACGACAAGTGCCTCGGCGGCGAGCTCTTCGGCTACACGTCACCCGGCGAGGGCAAGGTGATGGGCTCGTATCTCGTCGACGCGTTCACCGCGTTGCGCCCCGCGATCGCCGAGTACGTGCTCGCGCCCGGCCACGCCCCCGCGACGCCGCCGCTCGCACCCAAGCTGCCCGCGCCGTACACCGATTGGTCGCTTTGGCAGTGGGCCGGCAACGTCATGCGCTTCGGCGGCGTCGTCGATCTGCTCGCGTTCAACGGCACGATCGACGACCTCATCGCCATGTAATCCACGGCCGTCCCTCTCCTCCGGCCCACCGCGGCGTCCTTGCTCTTCGGAGCAGGGGCGCCGCTTTTCTCATTTTGTCGTCCGCGCGTCCGGCTTGGCCTCGAGGTCCTCCGGCAGCCACCGCACGACGACCTCGCCGATCTGGCTCGCGTGCTTGCCGCCGTGGTCGCGCTCGAGCGCGCACGGGTACGGCATCCCGCGGTGGGTCGCGGCGCACTTCGGTCGCTCCGGCTCGGTGGGCATGACCAAGGTTTACGTTTCGCGTGCACGGCCAGCAACGTTTCATCCGCTCGGCTATGCTCGGCAGTCCCGATGGTCGGCCGCCTTTTAGCCCGCTCCGCGCTTTTTCTTGGCCGCGACGTCAACCGCATTCGAGTCCCGGTCGACCCACTCGTGAGAAAATTCGTTCTCGTCTTCGGTATCGCGGCGGTCGCGGCGTGCGGCAAGTCGTCGCCCGCCGGCACCGTCGTCGCGGACTGGACGTACGAGGACGACGCCCAGCCGGTGCCCACGCCGAAGAGCCCGCCGAAAATCGTGACGTCGAACGCCGAGTGGCCGGTGGACGGCAAGCCGCCGGTGAAGCTTCGGTTCGAGGTCGAGATCGGCGATCTGGCCGACGACGGCGTTCATTGGAATTGGCCGCGCCACGTCCACGTCACGCTGGCGGAGGCGACGAGCGCCAAACTTCCGAACGTGATGTGCATGCCCGGTCCACCGGGAAACACGGTCGACGGCGGCGCGCTCGTGCGGCCCGTCGGACGCGACGGCAAGACGCCGACCGGTATGGTCGCGTGCTTCTTCACGACGGCGCAACCCGACAGCTACGTGTTCGAGATCAACGGCGACGGCGACGTGAAACGCAATCAGACCAAGCGCTGA